AGGCGGCCGTCTCTCCCCGGAATTTTTTTCCAAACGCCCTGCTCACGCAGCAAAACCGAAAGGCCCCAACTATGACCGCTCAGTCCGTCCCGCCCTCGCAGGCAATCCACTTCCTGCCCGAGTCCCCGGTCGTTTCGACGGCCGCGGCCGAGGTGCGCCTCGGTATCGCCAACCTTGCGCACCGGCTGCACCTCGACGGCCTGAACGACGACGGCGCCACGGTGCTTGAGACGGCCCGCACTCTCGCCGAGTTCGTCGAGGGCTACGAGTGATGACGCCCGCCGAGCGCCTGGCTGCGCAGCGTGACGCCCTCGACATGCACGAATGGGGCAACGACGATCTGACGCCGATCACGCTGCACTGTTTGGTGGCGATCGGCGAGGTGCTCGTCGAACTGAACGCCCGGCAGGCCCGCCAAGAGGCCGCGATGATGGGCGCCCCGTCGTGAGCCCGGTCGTCGCCGTCGTGTCGAGCACCCTCGACCGCGCGGCGCGGCTCGCCCGCGTGCTGAATGTCGCTCGCGCCGTCCCGATGAGTGTGCCGTCGATCAAGCAGGGGCACGGCCGCGGGTTGTGCCTCGACCTTGTGCTCGTCGACGACGAGGTGATGCCGCTCGACGAGCGCGTGCGCGCCACGCTGGCCCCGGCGCTGCACGCCTCCTGTGTCGGGAAGATGTTCGCGGTACGGGAGATTGAGCAGTGACCCCGACGGTCGGCCGCGTCGTGCACTATCACCGGCCCGGCCTGCTCGGCGCCGCACCGCTGGCCGCGCTGATCACTGAGGTAGTGCCCCGCACTGGCGGCGGGTACGTAGTTGGCCTTGTTGCGTTCGATCCGGTCAATGCGTGTCAGCGGTTCATGGTGGCGGTTCCGTTCGCCGAGAATCCAACGCCGGGCTGCTGGAATTGGCCGCCCCGCAACTGATCTGAGCACGCGCGCTCGCCGCGTGTGTGCCTGGGAGTGTAGCTCAATTGGTAGAGCAACGGCGTAGTCGTGCCAGCCCGGCGCTGGCGACGCGCTGCCTGCCCGGCGCAGGTGGCAACGCTGTCGGTTGCACGTTCGAGTCGTGCCGCGCCCGCAACGCCTGGCTAACCGCCGGCAATTTGCATTTCTGCACGTCAAACCATCGAAAGGCCGTTCTGAGCTAACACGGCACCTCACCACACCAGGAGATATGACCATGCGCGCACCCGCTACCGCCGAGGTACCTTGCCCGGCCTGCGGCGAGCCGATCAAGCTCGCCCTTGGCTTTGAGCTGGCCGAGCCCGAGCCCGGCGCTACCTCGGCGCCAATGTTCGTGAGGCCGCTCGACATTGCCGAGCGCGCGCAGGAGCACGGCGAGGTGTGCCCGGTGTGGTCTGCGGGCGGTGGCCGCGATGACTGACAGCAAGCTCGACCGGCTCGACGAACTGCACCGGCTGCACGAGCGCATCTCGCGTGCCGTGTTCGACGAGGAGACGCCGCCCCGTGACCTCGCATCGCTGAGCCGTCGACTCATGGAAATTTCCAAGGACATTGAGACGATCGAGCTGCAGCGCGCAGAGCAGGGCGACGGTACGCCCGAGGCCCCGGCCGATGAGCCGTTCGATGGCTCGGACTTATGAGCCGCGGCTATCCGAGGTCGCTCGCCACGTAATCAAGCCCGAGGGCATCACCTCGACCTCGTGGCCGTCCGTGCGCTACGAGTGCAACGCCAACATGGGTTTGGCGTTCGACCGCTGGCAGGACGACCTCGGAAAGCTGGTGTGCGCCAAGCGATCCGACGGCCTGTATGCCGCCGACATGTTCGCCATGAGCGTGCCGCGGCAGACGGGCAAGACATATTTTCTCGGCGCGTTCGTGTTCGCGCTGTGCAAGATGACACCCGACACAACGGTGATCTGGACTGCGCACCGGACACGTACGGCCGCCGAGACGTTCAAGAGTATGCAGGGCCTCGCCAAGCGCGAGCAGATCGCCCCGCACGTTCGGCAGGTTCTCACCGGCAACGGCAAAGAGGCCGTGTTGTTCACCAACGGCAGCCGAATCCTGTTCGGCGCCCGCGAAAAGGGCTTTGGCCGCGGGTTCGCCAAGGTCGACGTTCTCATTTTCGACGAGGCTCAGATCCTCACCGAGAACGCGATGGACGACATGATTCCGGCGACGAACGCCTCGCCTAACGGCCTGATCCTGTTCGCTGGTACGCCGCCCAAGCCCGACGACCCCGGCGAGGTTTTCACCAACTTGCGGCAGGAGGCCGTCAACGGCGACAGCGACGACGTGGCGTACGTCGAAATCGGCGCAGAAGAGGGCGACGACCCCGACGCCGATTCCACCTGGCGCAAGATGAATCCCAGCTACCCGCACCGCACGAGCAAGCGCGCTATCCAACGTATGCGTAAAGCGTTGTCGTGGGAGAGCTTTCGGCGCGAGGCGATGGGCATATGGGACGCAATCGCCGTGCACATGGCGGTCGTCAAGCCCGCCGTGTGGAATGACCTGCGCGACCCGCTCGGCCCCGAAGAGGGCGAGAAGCCCGCCGCGCTCGGCGTCGACATGTCGCACGGCCGCGCTATCTCAATCGGCGCTTGCTGGCTGATCGACGACGACACCCGCCATATCGAACAAGTGTGGGCGGGCTCGGATACCGCGGCGGCTATCGACTTCATCGTCGAGCGTGCCGGGCGCCGTATCCCGGTGGTGATCGACGACGCGAGCCCCGCCAAGGCGCTTGTGCCAGAACTGAAACGCCGCAAGGTCAAGGTTCGGGTTACCAGCGCGGGCGACATGGCCAAGGCGTGCGGCCTGTTCGTGAACAACGTCGACGGCGACACGCTGACCCACGGCGAGCAGCAGGACGTTACCGACGCCCTCATGGGAGCCAAGAAACGGCCGATCCGCGACGCGGGCGGCTGGGGCTGGGACCGGCGAGACCCGACGTGCGTAATCCATCCGCTAGTTGCCGTGACACTGGCCCTGCTCGGTGCGCTTGACGCGACCAAGCAGCACAGCGGCGGCGCCATGTTCGTGTGAGAGGGGGCCGCGTGATCCCGCAGCCGTACGACGACGTTCAAGACGACGAGGGCGAAACTGTTTGGCCCGACGACGCTCTCGACCGCGAGGCGATCGGCAAGATTGTGGCCGACATGTACGCCCTGCATCTGCAGGAGCGAACCTTGCTCGATCGCATCTATGAGTACACCAAGGGCCTGCGCGGCAGGCCGACGGTACCCGAGGGCGCGAGCGACGAGGTGAAAGAGCTTGCGTCGCTGTCGATCAAGAACGTGCTGCGCATGATCCGCAACTCGTTTGCGCAATCGCTGAGCGTCGTCGGCTACCGCACCATTACCGCGCAGGAGAATCACCCGGCCTGGCGTATCTGGCAGGCGAACCGCATGGACGCCCGGCAGGCTGAGGTGCATCGCCCCGCCGTGCAGTATGGCGCCGCGTACGTGGTCGTGACGCCCGGCGAGGACGGCACACCCGAAATTCGTTGCCGCTCACCGCGTCAACTGCTCGCCGTCTACGACGACCCGGTGCTCGACGCCTGGCCGCAGTACGCCCTCGAAACGTGGGTGACGAACAAGAACGCGAAACGGCATCGCCGGGGCGTTCTGTACGACGAGCGGTACATGTACGAGCTTGACCTCGGCGAGCTGTCCGTCACCTCGACGGGCGAGGCCGAGGTCGCCACGAAGCCGATCACCCTGCGCGAGGTCGACGACATCATTCCGCACGGCGCCACGGACGACGGTAAGCCAGTCTGCCCGGCCGTTCGGTTCGTCAACGACCGCGACGCCGACGACATGATCGTCGGCGAAATCGAGCCGCTGATCGGCATTCAGAAGGCGATCAACTGTGTGAATTTCGACCGGCTGATCGTGTGCCGGTTCGGCGCCAATCCGCAGCGCGTGATCAGCGGGTGGACCGGCAGCAAGTCCGAGGTGCTCAAGGCAAGCGCCCTGCGGGTCTGGACGTTTGACGATCCCGAGGTCAAGGCGCAGGCGTTCCCGCCAGCGTCGGTCGAGCCGTACAATGCCGTGCTGGCCGAAATGATGGAGCACGTTGTGATGGAGGCTCAAGTGAGCCCGTCACAGGTCAAGGTGGTGAACGTCAGCGCCGAGGCCCTGGCCGCCGCCGAGCACCGCGAGCAGCTCAAGCTCGCCAACAAGCGCGAGAGTTTCGGCGAGGCGTGGGAGCAAGTTCTGCGGCTGTGCGTCGAAATGGACGCGAGCAGCGACACGACGCCCGACAGGGGCGCCGAGGTCGTTTGGCGTGACACCGAGGCCCGTTCGTTCGGCGCTGTCGTCGACGGCGTGGTCAAGCTCGCGCAGGCTGGCGTGCCGATCGAGTACCTGCTGCCAATGGTGCCCGGCATGACGCAGCAGCAGATACAGGCGATCAAGCAAGCGATCCGCGGCGGCAACGCCAAGACGCTTGTCGACGCGCTCATGGCGCTGCCGCAGGCCCAACTGCCCGACGCCCCACCTGTCGACCAGGTGGTCGACGACGCCGACGACGACCTCGACGAGGACGACGGCGAGAACGGGGGCGGCGTTGACGACGGCGATACCCGAGTTTCAGGGCGTTCTCAGTGAGCTAGCGGGCAGGGTCGGCAGTGCCGTCGACCTGCTCGTGCCTCGCCTCGCTGAGGCGACCAAGCGCGAGGGCCTGGCGCTGATCACCGACGCATACCCCGAGGTGGTCGACCCGTTCCTCGGCGCCGCCGGTGACCTCACCGCGCAGTGGTACGCCGAGCAAACCGCCGGCAACAGTGCATATGCGCAGATCAGTGCAGGAAACGCTACGGACCCGGCAAATTTCGTGCCCGAGGCCGCGCCGCTGCCCGATCGTGAGCAGCTCGGCGCGTCGGGCCGTTGGGGGCTGCTGCAGCCCGATCCGCTCACCGCGCTGCGGGGTGCGTCGACGCGCGCACTGTTCAACCAATCGCGGCGCACCGTACTCGACAACGCCGAGCGTGAGGGCGTCCGGTGGGTGCGGCACGCGGCGGCCAACGCCTGCGGGTTCTGCCGGATGCTCGCCACGCGCGTGCTCACGATGCACGACGACGGCGCCCCTGGCCTGTATCGCACCAAGTACAACGCGCTGCACCCGCACAAAACTGCGCTTGAGGCCGCCGGTCACGATCACTGCAAGTGCGTGGCCGTGCCGCTGCGCGACGGGTCGACCTACGAGACGCCCGAGTATGTGCATGACTGGCTCGACGACTACGAGGCCGTAAAGCTCGGCAGCAGCGGCTATCTGCGCACGCCCGGCGCCATCGCGCACGCAATGGAGCAGCGCGGCAATGAGCGCACCCGGCTGCACCGTGTCGGGCAGTGGCTCGACGCCGAGGACGAGCACCGGCACGCGGTGGCTTACTACGAGCGCGTGGACGCCGAGCTGGCGGCCATTCTCGGCACTGCCGAGCCCGAGGCCCCGGCCGCGAAACCCAAGCGGCAGCGCAAGCCTCGGCGCACGGTCGACGAAATCGAGGCCGAGCTGTCAGCGGCGATCGAGGCGGGCGACGAGGCCCGTATCGACAAGCTCGTCGACGAAATGGACAAGGCCGAGGCCCGCGAGCGTGAGGCCGCCGAAAAGGCCGCAGCAGCCGAGGCTGCCAAGCGGGCCGACGAGCAGGCCAAGGTCGACCGAATGCTTGAGCTGATCGAACAGGGCTGGGAGCCCGCCGAAGCTGAGGCCGAGGCGTACGGGCTGTCGGTCGAGTTCATTCGGCGCCGCGACTTCATGGCGCAGGCCCGCGCCGACGGGCACACCGGCCGATCGTTCGACGAGCTGCTCGGCTGGGTGTTCGAGGAAATGGTCACCGAGGCGTATTTCAAGGCCGAGGACGCGACCAACGGCGTGATGCTCAAGAAGCGGTACGGCACCGACGGCAAGAACATTGACCCGCGAAAGCTGTGGACGCTCAACGAAACAACGGCCCGCAAGTACATGTCCGAGGAAATGGCCGAGTGGTTCGACCAGCACGGCCGCATCACCCGAGCGGGGCTCAAGGAGGCGGTTTTGTCTGGTAGCGGCAACTGGCGCAGCGCACTCACCGCGGACTTTCTGCAGTGAACCGCGACGAACTGATCGCAGCATGGCGCGCCGGTCGCGCCGCGGCCGTCGGCGACCCAAACCCCTACGCGGGTACCGGCGCACCGGCGCGGCTGTGGCGCCGCGGATACCGCCGAATGCTGCTCGACAAACTCACCCGATCACCGGCCGCGCTCGCCTACGAGAACGCGCGCCGCGACTAACGCACTACCACAACACAACTGAATAGGAGATATGCAAATGGACCCCGAGAACGAAGGCGCCGAGGGCACCGAAGGCACCGAGGCCCCCGAGGGGGGCGCCCCGGCCGCTACTGACGCCCCCAAGGCCGACGCCCCCAAGACGTACACGCAGGCCGAGGTCGACGCGATGATCGCCCCGCTGCAGACTGCCGCCACCGAGCTGCAGACGATCAAGGACGGCGAAAAGACCGAGCTGCAGAAGGCGCTCGATCGCGCCGCGGCGGCCGAGGCCCGCGCCGAGACTGTCGAATTTGAACGGCTGCGCGACAAGGTTGCCAACCGTGAGGGCAAGCGCGTGCCGGTTGCGTCGCTGGTCGGCAAGACCGAGGCCGAGCTGATCGCCTCGGCTGACGCGCTGATCGCCTGGCGCGACGAGAACGCCCCCAAGGCGCCCGATCAGCCCAAGCCGAAGCGCAACCCGGCTGGCAGCGGCGGGGGCCTCAAGAGCGGCGCCACCGGCGCCGACGGCGCCTCGACCGATCCCAAGGTCAAGGCCGTAGAAGCGTTGCGGCGCTTGCGTTCCGGCAAGTAGTATCCACTTCCCAACACTTCCGCACGAGGGCCGACCTCGGCGGTTGATCACAACTGAATAGAGAGAGAGGCCGTAATGGCTGACATTTCCCGCGCCGAGGTCGCAACCCTGATCGAAGAGGGTTACAGCCACTCGCTGCTGGCCGCCGCCAAGCAGGGCAGCACCGTGCTGTCGGCATTCCAGAACGTCAACATGGGCACCAAGACCACGCACCTGCCGGTCCTGGCGACCCTGCCCGAGGCCGATTGGGTCGGCGAGTCTGCCACCGACCCCGAGGGCGTCATCAAGACGAGCAAGGTCACTTGGGCCAACCGCACGCTGGTTGCCGAAGAGGTCGCCGTGATCATTCCGGTGCCCGAGGCCGTGATCGACGACGCGACCGTCGAACTGCTGACCGAGGTCGCCGAGCAGGGCGGCCAGGCGATCGGCAAGAAGCTCGACCAGGCCGTCATGTTCGGCATCGACAAGCCCGCGTCGTGGGTCTCCCCGGCGCTGCTCGCCGCCGCCACTGCCGCCGGGCAGGCTGTCGCCCACGTCTCCGGTGTCGCAAACGAGTTCGACCTCGTGGGCGCCTCCAACAAGGTCGCCGAGCAGGTCGCCCTCGCCGGTTGGGCGCCCGACACCCTGCTGTCGAGCCTGGCGCTGCGCTACCAGGTCGCCAACGTCCGCGACGCCGACGGAAACCTCGCGTTCCGTGACGGTTCGTTCCTGGGCTTCAATACCCATTTCAACCGCAACGGTGCATGGGCGCCTGAGTCCGCGGTGGCCTTCATCGCCGACTCTTCGCGCGTCAAGATCGGCGTGCGCCAGGACATTACGGTCAAGTTCCTGGATCAGGCGACCCTCGGCACCGGCGACAATCAGATCAACCTCGCCGAGCGCGACATGGTGGCCCTGCGCCTCAAGGCACGGTTTGCCTACGTGCTGGGTGTCTCCGCAACCGCGATGGGCGCCAACAAGACTCCGGTCGGCGTGGTCACCCCTGACGTGACGGCCGGGCCGTAGTAGTGCATTACCGCCATTCCGTGACGGGGGCGGTCATTGGGGCGCCTGCGGGCACCCTGCTGGCCGCCCTCGTGGCGGGCGACCCGAACTGGACCGAGCACGAGGGGGTGGCCGATGCTGGCAAGCCTGGACGACGTAAAGGCCGCCCTGCGGGCACTGGGAAATCCCGAGCTGGCCGAAAGTCTGCCGCCGCAGGACGAACTGATAACCGAGGCGAGCGACCTGGTGATCGGGCACCTGTGGCCGTCGACAGTCCCGACACCGACGCCGGGGCCGATCACGCGGGTAGTGGCAGCGATGGCAGCGGCGGCGCTGACCCGGCCGAAGGAGATTCTGCCCCAGACGCAGACACTCTCGGCTGACGGGTTCGGCGTCACGTTCGCCGAGGGCGGCACGTCGCCCCGGCCATACCTGACGCGCGACCTCAAGGTGCGGCTGCGCCCGTACTGCAGCGGAATGTCGTCGGTAGCAATGGGCAGTGAAAGGTACTGACGTGTCGTACTTTCCAAAGCCGTTCAAGGTGCTGCACACGACGTACGTCAAGGTCGGCGAGAACGCAGCCGGGCAGCCGCGCACCGAGCCAAGCACCCGCGAGCGCATGGTCACAAGCCTGCGCAAGCGGGTGAACGAGCCCGGCACCGCGGCGGCCGAGGCCGACCGGGTGGTCGTCGAGTACACGATGGTCACAGATGAAACCGATTGGGTGCACGACGATTTGGTCGAGGACTGGCGTGGCCGCAAGTTCAAGGTGCACGGCGAGGTCGACGACCACAACGGCGGCCCGTTCGGGTTCCGGCCCGGCTACATCGTCACCCTGCGAAAGGTGGAGAAACGTGCCATACCGACCGCTTGACATGCCGTACAGCGAGCACAACGCGATTCGCACCATGCCCGAAATCAAACTTGCGTGTGAGCTGATCGGCGCCGACCTGCGAGACCAGGCCGCGTCGATCGCCGACACGCAAACCGAAATCGACGGCGCCGGTGATGGTTACGAAATGGTGCCAGCGCACGGCCGCACCCGAGCGCGGGTGTACGTGCGAGCCGAGTCGGGCGAGGCGATCGCTGCAGAGGATGACGTGGCGCCGCTCATGCAGGTGTCGGCGAAATTGGGGCCGTCGTGACGGTACTCGTGCCGCCGGTGCCGCCGCTCACCGCAGCGCGGCGCTACCTGCTCGACGAGCTGGCGGCCCGCAACAATCCGCTGATCGTCGAGCAGCAGACCACACCCGAGGGCTCGCCAACGTCGTACGCGATCCTGTCGCGGCCCGGCACGAACACCGACGTGTTCCTGCAGCACACCCTCATTCGCGTGCGGGTGTACGACGACGACCTCGTGCGCTTGGAACGCAACGCCGACCTACTGCACCGGCTGCTGCTGCACGCCGTGCGGCGGCACATCGTCGTGCCCGACGAGGGCGAGGTGTGGGTCACGAGCACGCAACACGAGTACGGCCCGGCTGACTTTGACGACCGGCGCGTACCGCTGGCCGGTATGCAGTCGGCCGTGTTCTGGACGATCGGCCTGCGGCCCGAGGGCAGCTAACGCCGGCAAGGGGCTCGAACGCCCCGGCTGACCTGCGGTGATGTGCTGTAGGCCGGTATATCAGCAAACAACTGAATAGAGAGGGTCTCCTATGACTCAACCGACGCCCCCGGCATCTTGGGGCGATGTCAGCAAGGTTTTCGCGGCCTCGCCGTCGGACCTCGAAACCGTCGGCGGCCTGTGGTACGCCCCGTTCGGCACCGCGCTGCCGACCGACGTTGACGAGCCGCTCGATGCGAAGTTCAAGAACCTGGGGTTCATTTCGGCCGACGGCGTGACGATCGCGTTCGACGACCAGACCACTCCCATTGAGGTGTGGGGCGGCGACGAAATCGGCACCCTGCGCGACAAGTTCGCAATCGACTACAGCATGAACCTGTTTCAGGTTCTCTCACCCGAGGTGAATGCGTTCATCTTTGGTGACGGCAACGTGTCGACCGCGGCGGCCACCGAGGCGCACGGCGCCCGCATGAAAGTGCTGATCAACTCCAAGATTCCGAAGCGGGTCAGCCTCGTGCTGGATTCCGTGTACGAGGACAAGATCATTCGGCAGGTCGCGCAGATCGCGCAGCGTTCCTCGCTGGCCGACCTCACTCTCGTGCACAACGCGCCGCTGGCGCTCAATCCGACGTTCCGTGTGCTCAAGGGCACCGACGGCAACCACGTCGTGCAGTACAGCGACGACGGCGTGACCGTCGCCGTCTAGCACGGGCGTCACAGACCGGCACCCCGCGCGCTTTCCTGGTGGGCGCGCGGGGTGCTTTCCGCTCTACCCAAAACACCAGGGACACACCAGGAAACACACACCAGGAGGTACACCAGCATGACCGACAAGACCAACGACCAGGTGCTCGACGACGACCTCGCCGCGGTGCGCGATGAGATCCTCGCCGACTGGCGGGACGAGTACGACGAGGGCACCGAGCTGTTCGTCGGCAAGTTCGACGCTGACGACTTCGACCCCGAGTACGGCGTCGCCGAGTTCGACGAGGGCGCGACGATCGCCGTCAAGCGGTGCCTGCGCAAGCCCCCGCCGGGATGGATTCGCCAGCACGCGCACCTGTCCGACCTTGAGCGCACGTTCGCTCTGATCGAAATGCACGCTAGCGACCGGGCTCTCGAAATCCTCGACAGCCTCGCCGAGAAGCCTTGGAATGAGTTCGTCGAGGCATGGGGCAAGGACGGCGGCCTCATTGAGGGAAAATCGCGCAAGTCTGCGCGGCGGCGCGGCAGGTAGAGGACGCGATCAGGCGTGACCTGATCACGGCGGGCCGCGAGTTCGACGACGGCACACTGAGCTGGGATGACCTTTACGCATTCATCTTCGCGTCACCTCCGAATACGGCGATATTCCATGCTCTCGAAAAGGGCTGGAATACAACCGATTACCTGCTCGCGCATGTAATCGACGCGCTCAAGATCGGGCTGTGGCAGAGAACCGAGGATGCGACAAAGAAGCCCCCGCGCAACGTGCCTAAGCCGTTCCCGCGGCCCGCTGACGACGAAAAGAAGGCCGACAGTCAGTACGTGTCGGTCGGCACGATCGCGGCAACCAAGACCACGGTCGGCAAGTTTCTCGAAATGCGCGCCGAACGCGAAAAGCGTTGGCGCGAAAAGCACGAACGCAAGGGCAAGAGCACAAAGGGGGCGTAATGGCCGCGACGTACTACCTCACTATCCTGCCCGAGACGAGCAAGATCGTACCCGGCATCCGACGGGCTGCACGGGCGGCCGACAACATCACCGTGCACCCGCGGGTCGATCACCGGCAAGCGCAGCGAGACGGCCGCGAGTACGGCAACCGCTTCCAGCGGGGGTTTGCGTCCGCGGCGGCCGGTATCGGCGCCTCGCTGCGGGGCGTCACCGCAGGTTTCAGGATGGCGAACGACACTGCGGCGTCTGTGGTTCGGCACGTCGGCACGATCGCCTCAGTGGTCGGCGTCGCCTCGCGCATGACGCGCGGCATGGCGCTGAGCCTGCTCGGTGCAGCGTCCGCGCTGCGCCTGGTCGCCGGTACTAGCCTGATGGGCCTCGCCGGTGGGCTGACACTCGTCGCCCGCACGGCGGGGTGGGCGTCTCGGGAGATAACCCGCGTCACCTCAGCAATTCTCGTGCTTGCCGCTGTCGGCAAGCTACTCAACTTTATGACACGCGCCGCAAAAATGATGGCGCTGTTTACCGTCGGCGCCTCGCTGGCGATCGGCGTTGTCTCGGCGCTCGCTACCACGGTCGGGCAGGTGCTCGTCGGCGCACTGACGCTCGTCGGCTCGGCCGCCGGTGTCGCCGCTGGCGCGATCGTCGGCATTCTCGGCCCGGCAATCGCCGTCGCCAAGATCGGGTTTAAGGGCCTGGCCGACGGCGCAAAGGCGTTCGCCGACTCGATGAAAGACTCATGGGGCGAGGCCGACGAGGCGTTTAACAAGATGGTCGGCGAGCGCATGGGGCCGCTGCTCACCGCGTTTCGCTCGCTACGCATGGAAATCGTCGACAACTTCAGCGGCGCACTGCAGCCCGCGTTTGGCTGGCTCGGCGGCGCCCTCGATGGGATGCGCCCCAAGCTCGGCGGCCTGGCGACCACGCTCGGCAACATCGGCGGCGAAATCGCCGGTACGCTGAACAACCTTGCAGCACAGGGCGTTTTCGATCAGATGATCGGCGCCTCAGATCGGTTCTTTCAGAACTTCCTCGGCGAGTCCGGTATCGCCGGGCTGACCGGCGGGCTCGTCGAGTTCGCCAACACGGCCGCAAACACGTTCGCAGACACCGGCGCCGGTATCAACGAGACGCTGCTCAAGGCAGGCGAGTGGCTGCGCAATATCGACGGCGCGCAGATGAAGCTCGTTTTCGAGACGCTCAAGGTGCAGATCCAAAACGTAATGAGCGTGCTCGGCCCGGTCGTCGACGGCATTCGCCAGATCGGCAGCGTGACAGCGCCCGCACTGGCGCCAGGATTCCAAGCGATCGGCGCCGCAATCCGCGAGGCCCTGCCGGGCCTGGTGCAGATGGCGCAGATTCTCATGCCCGCGCTGTCGCAGGTAATGCAGAACCTCGCCCCGGTGCTGCCTGCCCTCGTGCAGGCTTTCACCCCGTGGGCGGGCACGCTCGCCACGATCGCACCCGTGCTGGCGACGATCGTTGCCAACCTCGCGCCAATGGCGCCGTACCTGATGATCGCCGTCGGCGCCGTTAAGGCGATCGGCATTGCGATGGTCGTCACGAACGCAGCTATGGCCGCGTGGTCGGTCGCTCAGGGCGTCATGGCACTGGCGACTGGCGCGGGCACTGCCTCGCTGGGCGCCAACACGATTGCGCTCACGGCGTACCGCGTCGCGGCCGTCGCCTCGACGGTCGCCTCGTACGCGCTCGGCGCTGCGATCGCCGTCGCTACCGGCCCTATCGGCCTGGTCATTGCGGCAGTCGTCGCGGTGGGCGCTGCACTGTGGGCGTTCTTCACCAAGACCGAGACCGGCCGCAAGATGTGGGAGAAGATTTGGCCCGCAATCGTCAACGCCGCAAAAGTCGCCTGGGACTGGATTAAGAACGCATTCAGCTCGGCGTGGGAAGCGATTCAGCCTGTCCTGCAACGGATTGGCGAGCTGGCCCGCACGGCGTTCTCGGCGCTCGGCAACGCGATCAAGAGCGTGTGGAACTTCATTCAGCCCGCGGTGGCCGCGTTCGGCCGGTTCTATGCGGCGCTGGTCAAATGGCAGTTCAACAACGTAGTGACCGCGCTCAAGGTACTGGGCTCGGTTATCTCGTGGCTGTGGCAGAACGTGGTCACGCCCGCATTCTCGGCGATCGGCAACGTGATCGGTGTGTGGTGGCAAGGCGTTCAGATCGTTTGGGACGCAGCGACAACCGCAATCGGCTGGGTCGGCGACAAGATCATGTGGCTGTGGCAGAACGTTGCTACGCCCGCGTTCGCGGCAATCGGCAACGTCGTCTCGACGTGGTGGGCTGGCGTGCAAGTTGTTTGGGACATGTTCACCGGCGCGCTCGACAAGATCGGCGCGGGCGTCGGCGTGTTCAAAGACGGCATTGTGAACGCATTCAACGCCATTAAAGATGTGATCACGACCGTGTGGTCAAAGATCGGCGGCATTTGGGACAAGATCGTTGGCGGCATCGGCACCGTAACCGACGCGCTCAAGGGTGCGGGCGGCAAGCTGCTCAGTGCCGTTGGCCTCGACGGTGGGGCGACTGGCGGCGTGGCCGACAACGGCCGCGTGCTGCGCCGGTACGCAGGCGGCGGCCGTATCAGCGGCCCCGGCACCGGCACGAGCGACTCCATTCTCGGGTTCCCGGCAATGGTGCGCGTCGCAAACGGCGAGTTCATCACCAACGCCCGCACGACCGCTCAGTACCTCCCGCTGCTGCAGGCGCTCAACGCCGGTATGCCGCTGGCTGACGTACTGGCGCAACTGCTGCCACGGTTCGCCGACGGCGGCATGGTGTCGGCCGATCAGCTCTCACAGTTCGCGTCGGGCGTCGAGGGCGCCCCGTACGAGTGGGGCGGCGTCAACTGGGGCGACTGCTCCGGTGCTGTGTCGGCGATCGCCAACTACGCGACCGGCCGCGACCCGTTCGGTTCTCGGTTCAGCACGGCGTCGATGGACAACGAGCTGGCTAAGCGTGGATTCGAGTCGGGCCTCGGCCCGGCGGGATCGCTCAACATCGGTTGGTACAACGGCGGCCCGCAAGGTGGTCACACCTCGGCGACGCTGCCCGACGGCACCAACTTTGAAATGGGCGGCGCTCGCGGTAACGGGCAGTTCGGCGGCTCGGCTGCCGGTGCCAACGATCCGCAGTACACCAATCACGCACACCTGCCGCCGGAATGGTTCGACGGCCTCGACGGTGGATCGCCAACGTTGGGCAGCAGCTACAGCCCGGCAGGGGCGAGCGGTTCGTACAAGTCGGCGACCAGTTCGCAGCTCAGCTCGTCGGCCCGCAAGGTCGACAGCGCCCGCACGTCTGCCAAGAACGCCAACCAGGCGGTCGACGACGCGACGTACCGGCGGGACAAGGCGCAGCAGCGCCTCGACGAGGCCAAGGCCAAGGGCAAGGGCGTCGACGACGCTCAGCACTCGCTCGACGTTGCAAACCGCGAGCTGGCCGACGCTCAGGAACGGGCTGCCAAGCAGCGCGACAAGCTCACCGAGGCCGAGGCTGCCGACGAGGAACTGCGCACTAAGGGCAAGTTCGTCGAGGGCGGCGTCGCGTCCGAGGGCGGCGGCCTGTCGGGCGCTGACTTTGGCAAGACGTTCGTGTCTGGCGTGCTTGAGTCGATCGGGCTCGACGGGTCGCTGTTCAGCAATCCGCTTGAGTGGCCGACGGTTAAGTCGCTCATGGCGGGCGTCAACTTCGCGGGTGGCCTGCTGGCAGGTAACGAGCAGGGCAGCGTCGCGGGGCCTGGTGGCTTCGCTAGCGGCGTGGGCGAGGCGGTCGGCCTAGAGGGTCTGCTGACGCAGATTCCGGCCGGTGTAGCCAATCCTGCGGCCGGTTGGACGGCCCAGAGTGGCAGCCCTGCGCTGTCGCCTGGTCAGTTCAACCCGGCGACCGCGGGGGGCTCGACCCTCGCCGAGGGTGCGGTCAACGCCATGAGCGCGTTCGCACCGAGCGCGACGCAGCACGGGCAAAGCGGGGGAGCTGCACCCGGCCCGTCGGGTGACGTGAATTTCAACGGCCCGGTTGGCATGGACCCGCAAGCCCTGCGAACCGAGTTTCGTACCGAGATGAACGCGCGCTCGCGGTACAGCGGCAGCTCGAACGTCAAGTAGGTAGCTAACGGCCGGCGAGCCGCCGATCTGGTCTCTGACCTGCGGCGGCTCGCTGCGCCAGCTAATGAACTTCACAACTGAATAGCGGGGTGAATTGCCGTGACGCTTGGCGGCATCCATGACGATTTTTATCTCGACCCGCCGAAGTACACGGAGGACGCCTACGGGCGCCCGCTGTACGGCCCCGAGAATCCGGCGCACCCGAGCTGGCGGCGCATGTCGCACTGGGGCGACCTCGGGCGCAACGGCGAGTACCTGCGGTCAACGCAGACGAAGTGGGTCTATATCCACCCGAGCAACAACAAGGTGTGGCACCTCGCCGGGCCTATGCGCGGCCGTGAGGGCGTCGCGCTCACCAAGGAACTTGAGGGCGTCATGCAGCCCGAGTTTGAAATCCTGTACAGCGAGGGCGCTTACACGATCGGCGCCAAGCCCGAACGGATCAACTACAAGAAACGGACGATCAGCCTCGGCGTAGTCATTCAACCGAACGGCAACGCCGAGCGGCCCGAGGAACCTAACCCGTTCTCGTATCGGTTCATTGAGGATTCTTGGTGGTCGTCGCTGTCTGAGACGCAGCCCGGTTTTCTCGGCTCGTTCACCCGCACGCACGGCTGGCGATGGCTGGCCGTGATCCTGGCCGAGGCGTCGAAAACGTCTCTCAAGATCGACCCGGTAGCGCACGACAACAACTCTCAGCAGTACAACATCGTGCTGCACGCCCCCTGGCCGTTCTACGCCAAGCGCACGCTGAGCAAGGCGTGGCTGTCCGACCTCGAGAATCTCGTGGCTAACGACGGTGTGGCGCAGGGGATTATCCAGTGCCCGAACCGCGGCACGTGGGAGTCGTGGCCGAAGTACCTCGTTAAGGGGCACGGGCAGGCGTGGATTCAGGACGGCAACGACGGCCCAATGATCAAGCTGCCCAAGTTCTACGAGACAGACGGCGAGTACATGCTCGTCGACACCGATCCGACTAAGCGCACGATCACAACCGAGAAAGACCCGGTAGACGAGCAGCTCTACAAGTACATGCGCGGGTCGCAGTTGCTTGAGCTGCTGCTACACGACGTGACGGCCGCGCGCCTCCCGGCGCAGCGCCGTATCCCTGGCGGCATCGGGTTCGACGGCAAGATTCCTCCGCGCACGGTCGCCAATATCAAAGTGCGGCACGACAACCCGAATGGGTCGATTACGTGCGTCATGCCGCAGCACTACCGGATGGCGTGGTCATAGATGTATGTGCAGAACGGCCGCAAGCTGTGGGTGCCACCAGCTTGCGGCGCTAACGGCGTTCCCGATCCTGTTAAGAATCCGATTGAGGCATTCCGGTACCTCGACCTCAAGCGCGAGCTGATCGACGCCGAGGCCCGCGAGAAGCCCCTCATTCGGCTGTGGGACAAGGCGTTTAAGTACATCGGCACCGTGGCCGCCGAGAAGTCGGTCGACGCCGAGGAAATGCTGCACGACACCGGGCAGGGCGACATTGTGTTGCGCGGCGACGACTGGCTCGTCGAGTTCATGCGCACCGACGTGCGCCGCGAGGAGGATCTGCACGTCACGATCGACCCGTACCCGCACCGGCGCAACTGGCGGCGGCGGTGGCACGCCAAGGTCACCAACGTGCGCGTTGCCCGCAATGAGAACGGGCAGCGCACAGTCACATTGGAGTGCGCGCATAACCGCGAGCACTGGAAACACCTGCTATTCGGGGCGACGCCGTTCAGCCTCCCCGAGGTGCAGCCTATGCGCGCCTGGCTGCTGCCGGGCAACACGCGAACCATCGTGACGACAACGGGTTTCATCAACCTAGCGCGGAACTACTGGCCCTTGCTGGCGCTTCCCTCGCAGGTGATGAATCCCGGCGCATGGATCGGGCAGGCGTCCAACCTCGCCAACCTCAACCCGCTGAACTGGCCCGTTCAAATGCAGTTCGTCAACCCGGTTTTCGATCGGTCACGAACGAGCGTGCTCATGTCGCGGTGGTCGAACGCGCACGACGTGTGCGACGCGCTGCTCAAGTACGCCGGGTGTCACGTCCGCGCGTACTGCTGGCTGGAAGAGGACGAGGACAGCCCACACCCCGAGTTAGCGGCGATCGTCGGCGAGAAGCTCGCCAGGCCGACGCGCAACTGCATCGTGCTGGCGGTTGAGGACATGAGCGGCACGACCGGAGTCACCGGCACGGCTGCCGACGGCGTGCTCGACCTCATCGCAGTGTCGGCCGACAACATTCTCAGCACCCTGGTGCAGATCGACCGCGACGGCGACGGCGTAAACGATCCGTTTATCCGCAAGCTACTGGGCGTCGCCCCGGCGCCGCCGGATATTACATTTCGGGATAACGAATACTCGTCGATAATTTCGTCTGAGCACAGCATGTTTCGTGCTAAGGCTGGCAAAATTCTCACGGGCGGCCGTAGCCCCGGCTGGGTTAATCAAGTTCAGACATTTGCGATCAAATATGCATTGTCTCAAATTTCCGCAATTATCCAAGCTGGACCGGCCGGTGCATACCAGCAACCGGGCAGCTCAGGGTTAGAGGAAATTTATCAGGGGCAGGCCGATAATATTTTGCTGGCCTATATTCAGGTAACCGATCCGGTGCGCGTTGAACGCTCAGGACCGTACGGTTACCTGGAACATTTCGAGCAAGGCTCGGGTTCAGCATACACGGTCAGCTCGGCAATGACATTAGCTGAGGGGCACCACAAGACGCGGGCATACCAGGCGTTCAAGGTGTCAATTCGCAACGGTGGTCAATTTCAGCTGTATTACGATTTTGACCTCGGGTGGCGTGCGAACTTTGAAATAGATCGCATTTTCCACACCGACCAAGTGTCTGCCATTCGGCTGCATTACGACGAGACGACGCCGAAAACGTTCTCTCTGTCGATCGGCAGTGACTCGGAATCGGAAAGCCCGTTAGCGCAGGTGGCTCGATCGGCCGCAGCGTTCTGGAATGCCATAGGCATGTTGTTCGGATCAGGAGATATGTTCTAGTGGAAATTCCCACCTTGCCGCCGCTGCCCGACGTGCCCGAGCACGTGCCGGGTGTCAATTCGACGGTCGACGCGATGTACGACATTGCCGAGGCCCTCACATACCCGGTCGACAGCCGCGGTCGACGGTACGACGTGCGCTACCTCCTGCCGGTGATTGCGTTTCACCTGGCGCGCGCCGGTTGTGTCGTCGACCCGGCTCGGGCCGTGATCAAGAAGCGGCGCCTGCCGCCGACGGGCGGCATCGTCGAGGATGCGGTCGACTGGGTGCCGCTTGACGCCCCCGACTCGATCGAGGACGAGCTAGACGGCGCCACGCTCGCCGACCTGCCGAACCTGTCCGCGGCGGCCCAAGCCGAATTTCGACGCCGGGCGCTCGGCGAGCCCCCGGCGCCGACGGCCGTCGACGGCATCGACCTCGACGAGCGCAGCCCGTGGCACGTCGAAACGTCGATCACGTTCGACGACTGAGCAACCGCCGGCAAAGCGCCGGATTCATACCCTGACCTGCAGCGCAACCTCGGGTCAGCAAACAACTGAATAAGGAGCACCATATGGCCGAGCTTGCGCCCCGGCTGACGGGCGATGCGGTCGCGCTGTTTCAGACCCTCCTGTCTGCCACGTGGTACGGCATCGTCGGCGACGGAAACACACCCGGCGGCATGTCGGCAACGCTGGAAATGATCGACGGCGAGGCCGTCATCACGACCGACGTTCTGATCGGCCCCAAGGGTGACAAGGGCGACCCGGCGCCGCTGGTCGATCTGCAATGGCCCGCGCTGGAATCACCGACTGAGCTGGTCGAGCTGCAGGACGAGCTGACCGAGGACGACAAGGGCAAAGGCTGGTGGATCGGCACAGTTGTCTACGTCTGGACCGGCGCAACATTTCAGATGGTGCGGCCCGGCCCGGCGGGGCCTCCCGGTGCCACACCTCAAATCTCGTTTGAGTTCGAGACAATCCCGATGGCCGAGCGCGGCCCCGGCGTCAAAGACGAGGTAATCCGTTCCGGCACTTCGCTTAACCCGCACATCAAGGTGCGGGCACTGTCGCCGCAGGGGCCTGTCGGCCCGTCGACGAACATCACCGGCGCACCGGACTACGACAACACCGAACCGCCAACCAACGGGCAGACGATCGTGTGGAACTCGGTAAAACAGAAGTGGGAGCCGTCCGACTTCACTGCCAAGCACCCGCGCCTGTATTCGGTTCCCGGGGCAGCGTTTACGCCGTTCACCGGCCCGGCGCAGCGGCAGCCGATCCTGCAGTACCAGGTCGAGCCGCAAGACTTCGCATGGACGCCGTACGTCACCGGGCACATCAAGGCGTTTGGCCTTGAGCTGGACGCTGACCCGCTGACGATCGGCGTCGAGGTGCGCCTCGGCGACCCGCTGACGGGCGAGCTGATCGGCCGCGGTTTCGGCAATTCGTCCATGTGGTCGACGATCTCGCCGCACTGGTCTACCACCGGCGACCCCGCAACCGCCGTGGCCCCCGACAACGGCGTCGCTACCGTCGCCGCCGGGCAGACGGCACAGATCAACGTCAACCTGTACAACGATGGCCTGTTCGGCGCCTACGTGTTCAACGGCAAGGGTGCACAGCTCGCCATTCTCGTTGTGCCGCAAGGGGGATAGCGACACATGGCGTACACCAAGAGTTACCGCACGATCGTGCCGCTTGAGCCCGACGCTGACCTCGACCTCGCGCGGTGGCTGGCCCGAGAGTCATTCGAGCGCACCGCGGGCAACATGGGCCTGACGATCATCGAGTACGCCGAGCGCGAGGTGCCTTGGCTTGATCTGCCACCGAAGGCAGCCGAGCACCTGCCCCTGCGCGCCGACGAATACACCTGGTACGAGTTCACGGGCGTAGGTGCGATCCCGGCAGAAGCGATCGAGTGGCTGACCGCTGAGTCAGCGTGGCGCAACGCGCAGGCGGGAGGTAAGTAAATGCCTCCCGTCTTTGATCGTCGCTCGCTCGTCGTCGACCGTAATCCGTTGGTGGGCCTGGTGCCCGATCCTGCCAACCTGCCCAAGCTCGACCCGGCGCTGCTGTGGCAACAGTGGATTGACGGATTCAAGACACTGACCGGCATTGACCTGTCGTCACCGGCGGCGCTCGTCGCCAGCCTCGGCGATCTGATCGGCAGCGCGCTCGACCCGGCAAAGCTGATCGAGGCGCTGACAAAGGTTTTCGGCTACGTCGGCCCGCCGCTCGCCTCACTTGAGGCGCTCGCGGCATGGGTCAACAGTCAGATTTTCGGCCTGATCGACCCGCGGCGGCTGCCGCAGCTTCCGCTCGGCTCGATCGTGCAGGAGTCGCCAAACCTGTTGAACAACGGCTCGTTTACCGATGCAATCGCCATCGACGACGCGACGGGTCGATGGGTCCGCGACACCACGACGTACAAGTCTGCGCCAGCCTCGGCGCGAGCGACGGCCGACGGCACTATCGCCGAGCTGCTGAGTATCGACCTGATCCCGGTCAAGCCGGGGCAGAAGCTCGACATTGCGGGATTCATCCGCTGGGCTGGCCTCACGGCCTCCGACGGGTCGATCGCTATCGGACTGATGACCTACGGCGACGCTGGCGAGCAGCGCGTACTGATCAAGGCAGTTGACGGCGCCAGTGGCACGCAACTGACGTGGCAGCAGATCGGCGGCCGGTACGTCGTGCCCGAGACGGGCGTCGACAGCGTGCGTGTGCGTCTCATTGTCAACGAGGGCGCGACGGCGGGCAGCGTGTGGTACGACGAACTGTCAGCGAGCCTCGGCGCCAACCTGCTGCCCAAGTCTGCGGTCGACGGCCTGGTCGCCGAGCTGGCTGCAGCGTTCGCCTCGGCCGAGGCCGCCGCGCAGCAGTTCCTCGACTTCCTCAGCAACCAGTGGCAGGCGATGCTAAACGGCATCAAGGGCGGCGTCGGTGGCGCAATCGAGGATCTTTGGAATCGGTTGCTGCACTTGACACCCGATGGCCTATTCGACGCCTCACAGCTCGTCAACGTCGACAACATGCCGCAACTGCCCCCGCAGGTCGTCAAGGGCATTGAGGGTATCGAGGATATCGGCGAGTCGATCCAGCAGGCGATTGACTACCTGTGGTCGGGTTTCCGGCGCCAAACCGGGCAGGGCAAAACGTTCTCGGCGCTGGCGCAGGCCGCACAGGAAACGTCGAACGACATTCAGACCGCGGTCAACTTGGCCCGAATGCACATGGACATTCTCAACGAGCGGCGCAACAAGCCCGCTCATTGGGGCTTGGCCGATACCGTCGAGGTGTCGTTCAACCTGACTGAGATTGCCTACGGCACAACGGCCCCGACGATCCCGATAACGTCGACAAGCGCGCGCATGGCGTTCATCCGCTGCGGCGAGGCGGCAACCAAGGGCTTTGTGCAGTGGCTCGGCAGCGGCACACCCGATGCGTTCTTTGTGAACGTGTACAAGATGGACGCCGAGGGCAACCTCGTGCATCTGCACACCTCGGCCGACATCAACGACCAGCTACAGCCCACGATGGGCTGGGAGCTGTACGTTTTCGCGGGCACCGACCAGATTGACGTGCTACCCGGCGACGTGCTGGCAATCGAGTTCGTTGTCGAGGGCTCGGGCACGTACAACATTGCCGGGTGCGCAACGTCGTGGGTGCCGGTTCATCCGTCGTCGAACGTCAAACACCTTGGCGCGGTGCGCGGCTCGGCTCTTGGTGGCAGGTCACCGGCGACTATCCCGGCCGAGCTCGTCTCCTGGACGGGCACGGTTCCGTGGGTGTCGATCGGCATTAGCAACGTCCCACCGGACTATCAGCCCCCGCTGTCTACCGAGTTCAACCAGGCTGGACAACGGACGTACGAAATTCCGGTGTGGGCCAACTACATTGACGTGATCGCCTGCGGAGGTGGCGGCGGTGGTGGCAGCTCGGCGAACTTCCTCACCGGGCAGGGCGGCGAGTGCGGGCACTGGATTGCCGCAACGCTGGTGCGCGGCGTCGACTTCGCGGCCGACGCAACGACAATCACGGTCACCGTTGGCGCTGGCGGCACTGGCGGCCCCCTCAACGCCAACTCTGGCGGCGACGGCGCCCCGACCGTAATCAGTTGGCGCAGGCCCGACGGGTCTACCGGCACACTCACCGCAACCGGCGGCGAGAACGGCGGCCCCGGCCCGGTTCACAACGGCGACAACCCCAACACAACCTCGCAGGGCATGGCTACGCCCAACTTCCCGTACCGCGGCACAACGTATTTCGGCGCCCCCGAAGTGGGTTACGCGCCGGGCAGCGTGCCAGGCGGCGGCGGTGGTGGCGGGTTCTCCTATTCGGCGGGGTCGCCGGGCGGTCGAGGTGCGGCGTGGTTGGTTGCGCGGCAATCCGTGGATGACTGAAAGGGGGCGCTATGGCTGGCTGGGGCATTGACCCGCAGCCGTTCGCGCGTGCCGGTAGCGGCTGGGCAACGTCGCCCGCCGCACCGGCGCCCCCGCAGTCGTCGGGCTCGACGTGGCGGCCGATCGTGCACGAGCTGGCGGCGGCCCTGAGCGTCTCGCATACCGAGGCGGCCCTCGCCATCCGTGCAACTGCCGCGGCGCTGAGCGTCTCGCACGCCGACGCGGCGGCACTGCTGCGCATGACGGCGCCCGCCGAGAGTGTGAGCAGTGCAGCAGCCGCAGCGCGTGAGCACTATTTCGGTACGGCGCCCGCGGCGTCGTCGAGCGCCTGGTCGGCAACGGCTGTCGTGAGGGCAGTCGCCGCCGCGGTGAACGTGAGCGCAAGTGCTGCCGCCGCGGTCGTCAGGGCGACGGCCGCGGCCAGTTCGACGCTCGGCGCGGCAGCGTCGGCGGCGTTCCCTGCGACGGCCCCGGCGGCAGCGGTGTTCACTGCAGCGGGCGATTTTTCGTACACGATCCCGTGGTGGTGCCGCTATATCGACGTGATTCTCATTGGCGGGGGTGGCGGCGCAGGTGGCGGCGCCGCATCGTTCATCACCGGCAACTCTGGCGGCCTGCCTGGCGGCCGAACAACCTACAGCGGGTCGCCGTTCTCGTCGGGCGTGTTCGTGACGGTGCGCCTTGAGCGCGGTGTCGATATCCCTTGGACTGCAACAACGATCACCGGACGAGTAGGTGCTGGCGGCGGGTTCGGCAATGGTGGGGTGACGACGAGCAACGGCTCGGCGGGCGGCGACACGACCGCGGCCGTCGCCGGGCTGACCTTCACATCACCCGGCGGCCTTGGCGGGCACGCACTGATCCCTGGCGGTTCGCTGACCGCAAACGGTATGCCCGCCGGGTCTGTGACATTCAACGGCGTTGTCTACGTCGGCGGCGCGGAGGTCACAGCCCGCGGCGCGGCGGGCAACGCGCCCGGCGGTGGCGGCTCGTCCGGTGCTGGCGGCCTATTCGTCGGCTCACCCGGCGGCCCTGGCGGCGCTGGCCGCGCATGGTTCCGCGCATACCAGTAGCAACCGCCGGCAAAACGCCGGATTCACACCCTGACCTGCGGCGCGGCCTCGGGTCGGCAAACAACTGAATAGGAGCATTCTGTGGCTGCCACAGATCAATTCAAGCTCGACACCCTCGCGGCGATCCTCGCGCAGGGCAGCCTACTGAGCCTGCACAGCGGCGACCCCGGCAAGACGGGCGCCAGCGAGATTACCGGCGGCGGCTATGGCCGCAAGACATTCGTGTGGGGCGCCCCGGCGATCGTGACGGGCGGCGCCGACGACGGCAAGGCCAAGGCGACCGGCAGCACGCAGCAGATGAACGTCGCCGCCGGGGTGGCGGTTACGCACTACGGCGTGCGCAAGGCCGACGGCACATTTCTGTACGGCAAGGCCCTGAGCCCCGGCGCGACTCTCAACGCAAACGGCGTCATTGACGTGACCCCGACGCACACGTATGGCGACCCGGTTTAAGAACGGAGACAACAGAATATGGAAAAGGTACTGCCCTACGATCGGTCGATCGTGCCGCAGGAAACGGGCTATTGGTGCGGCCCCGCGGCGACGCAGGTCGTGCTCAATTCCCGCGGCCTGATCGTGCCCGAGGCGACTCTCGCACGCGAGATTGGCACCACGGTGCGCGGCACCGATTACGTGGGTCTGATCGAGCGCATTCTCGACCTGCGGGTGCCCGACGCCCGGTACACGTCCGTGTACATCGAGAACGACCCGCCGACCGCCGACCAGCGAGAGACACTGTGGCGCAATCTCAAGCGGTCGATCGACGCCGGGTACGGCGTGGTGATGAACTGGGTCGCCCCGCCGAGCAATAAGCCCCGCGGCGTCAAGGGCAGCGTGAGCCCCCGCTACAGCGGCGGCACCACGTACCACTACGTCGCGGCGATGGGCTACGACGACGCAGGCGAGCGTGCGGTGTGGATCGCTGACAGTGGCTTTCAGCCGCAAGGCTATTGGGTCTCGTTTGACCAGTGCGCGTCGCTGATCCCGCCGAAGGGCTACGCCTACGCCGACCCGACGGTCGCGCCCGAGGCGCCGGTCGACGCTGACGCGCAGGCGGCCGACGCGCTGCTGCGACTGATGGGCGGCTCGCTGCCGTTCGCTCGGTATCAGGCGCTGCTGCCCGCGGTTCGTCAGTGCCTCGACGAGTGCGAATGTGACACCGAGGCGCGTATCGCCATGTGGGGCGCGCAGGTTGGGCACGAGTCGGTCGGCCTCAAGTACATGAGCGAGCTGTGGGGGCCGACGGCCGCGCAGCGCGGCTACGAGGGGCGCGCCGACCTCGGCAACACGCAGCCCGGCGACGGGTACAGGTTCCGAGGCGCCGGGCCTATTCAGGTCACCGGGCGGCACAACTTCACGGTGCTGTCTCAGTGGGCGCACCGTGAGGGCCTCGTGCCGACACCGACCTATTTCGTCGACAACCCCGACGAATTGCGCGGCGATCGTTACGGATTCGTCGGCGTCGTCTGGTACTGGACGACGCAGCGCCCGATGAATGACGCGGCAGACGCCCGCGATCTGGTGCGCGCAACGCAGTACGTCAACGGCGGTCAGAACGGCATCGACAACCGCCGTGACCGATACAACGGCGCCCTGGCGATGGGTGCCGACCTACTCAAGATCGTAAACGGAGGCGATGATTTCATGTCTGCACTGACTGCAGCCGAGCAGCGAGAAATGCTCGACATGCTGCGCTGGCTCGCGGCGCCCGGCACTGGCGAGCTGCGCAAGAAGTTCCCGAGCCGCAGCGAGCTGCGCGCCGTCGGCGAGGGTCTCGTCGACACCTGGGCGGGCATGGACCTCAACCAGGACGCCAACATTCACCTGGTCGCCGAGTATGTCCTCGCCAAGATCGGCGACCCCGGCGCAATCGAACGGCTGCGCAAGCTCGCCGCAACTACGGCCGACGACCGGCAGGGCAGCGCGGCGCTCGCTCGGCGCATTCTCGACCACCTCGACGAGGGCGGCGACGCCAGCGAGCCCGAGCCCGAGGCCCCGGCCCGCGAGGTGGTGTGCGAGTCCAGCGGCGGCCCTTGTGTTCTCGTCGCCAACGGCGGTGACGGTTCGTGCGCACTGGCGGGCAACGATTGCGTGCTGCGCAAGGGGGTGAGCAAGTGAGCAAGCCAATGCTGCTGACCGCGCAGGGCACCGGCGTGGACATGTACACCGGCTATCCGCATGACCTCGGGGTGATCTTGCGCGACGAGGGGCTCGTCGAGCTGCAGCCGATCGGCAAGTACCCGGCCAAAACCTGGCCTATGGGACCGTCGGTCAAGATCGGCGTCGACGAGGGTGTGAACCTCGTGCTGCTGGCCGAGGCCCGGCCCGCGGCGCTCGTGCCCGACGGCTACCTCGTCGCCGGGTACTCGCAAGGCGCGTGGCTCGTGTCGGACCTGCTCGACGAGTTCCGCACCGGGCGACTCAAGCACCTGCGGCACAAGCTGATCGGCGGGGTGACGTTCGGCAACCCGCGGCGCGCGCTCGACGACCGCGGCGGCCGTGGCATCGCCGACAAGCTGATCGTCGATACGCCCGAGTTCTGGGTCGACGAGTTCGACCCCGGCGACATCTACGCCAACGTCCCGAACAACGACGTTGGCGAGGATATGACGGCGATTTTCAAGCTGGTGCGGCTCAACGGCATAAGCGACGTGATCGACCTGGGCAGCGTGATCGACCTCGGCGGCATCGTGGGCGGCGTCGCGCTCGGCGGCAACCCGCTCGGCGGCGTGCTCGGCGGCCTCGGCGGGCTGCTGGGCGGCAGCGACCAGGAGCAGAACAACATCACCGAGCAGATCGTCGAAATGCTGCGCAGCCCGCTGCGCGAGTTCCCTGCAGCCGTGGGGGCGATCGTCAAGGCGTTCACGTTCTTTGGCCGCAAGCCGATCACAGCGCCGCACGTCGAGTACCACCTGCGCGAGGTCACGCCTGGCGTGACGTACTTCGAGCACGCCGTCGCGCACATGCGCGCGATGGCGGCATAGGGGGGCGAGAATGACGAAAGCCGTCGAGACAATCCTCGACATGTTTATGCAGGTGTGGGCAGGTGTGCGGCAGTTCGCCGCCGAACGGCTCGGCATCCGCACGTGGGAGGACTTGCGCCTACAGGTGCACGTTCTGAGCCCCTACGCCGTAACGGCAATGGTGACTTGGAACATTGCCAGCGAGGACACAGCCAAGCTGATTATCGGCCTGGTGCTCGCCGTGGCGAGCCCGGCGCTGGCGTTCTTCAACACACGTGACGGGTTCCGGCGTTGGGTGTACGGGCTGCTGCCAGCGGTGCAAGCGTTCATTGTGGGGCTCGGCTGGGCCGAGGATTCGACCCTCACGCCGATTATGGCGGCGATCGTCGCCCTGCTCGGCGGCGCACTGGCCGCCACGAACACCCGCGCAAGCAACGACCCGAACGGCAACGACGGGCGCAAGCCCGCAGCGGTGACGTAGTGAGCGGCATTGTCGACCTGCTCGCCGAGCTACCGCCGAACACCATTGCGGCGCTGGTGATTGGTTCGCCGATCACCGGCGCCGCGGTGGCGGCGCTGCTCTCACGCAAGCGGGAGAACTTCAAGGCACTGACCGAGGCGTACGGCACGTTGATTGAGCGAGTGACGGGGCTTGAGACCCGAGTCGACACCGTGGAAACGAGGCTTGAGGCCGAGAAGCGCGGGCACGAGCACACGCGCGGCCTGCTGGCTATCGCAATGGTGTTCATCCGCAGCGTGATGAATTGGGGCGCAGGCGATCGCCGCGGCCCTATGCCAGTACCACCGGCTGAGCTGATGGCGAGCAGCGAGACGCGCGAATGAGTCTCGCAGATCGCCTCGGCGACCCACAGCCCGCACCGTCGAGCGAGTGCGCCGTATGCCGCTGGCTCGACAAGGCCAACGAGACCGACCGCGCAGCGTTCGACAACTGGCTCGCCTCTGGCGGGTCGCTGTCGGCGTTGTGGCGGGCCTGCGCAACCGATCCCGGCAACCCGCTGGCGATCAAGCGCCCTCGGTTCTCCGAGCTGATTAACGACCATCACCGAGGGGGCGCGCATGTCGCTGTCTGACCGGCTCGCCACACCGGCAGCCACAAACGAGAAGTACCGGCCAACCGTCGAGTTCGACAACCGCGGCGCCACGATCGACACCGGCACTGTGTACCAGGAGCCGGGGCAGCCACCCGAGTACGCCGAGATTCTGCGGCAGGTAGGCCGCGATCCCGAGCGGTTCCGACTCGTCGAGATTCTCAGCGAGAAGCATTGGCAGGTGCCATATCGGCCGTACGTCCGGGACGACGACGGCAACCCGATCTTTAACGAGTTCGGCAAGCCGCGCCTTGAGGAACAAGAATTTCGCTGGGCGGCGTCCTACAAGCTGCGCGTCGAGCCGGTCGACCGCGGCGGCCCGAGCGACCTTGAGGCACTGATCGCCGACGCCCGCAAGGTGCCGACGATCGCCCCGGCGACCAGCTCGCCGCACTGGTACGTGTTCCAGGCTGGCGATCTGCAGCTCGGCAAGCGGTCACGTGACGGCTCTACCGAGCAGATCGTCGAGCGGTTCGTGCAGTCCCTTGAGGCCGCTGGTCGGCAGTACCGCGAGCTGGCCGAGTCCGTCGGTATCGCCGGGGTGCAGATATCCATGCCGGGCGACTGTATCGAGGGCGTCGTGTCGCAGAAGGGCGCCAACAGTTGGCTGACGCAGGAGACGATCGCCGAGCAGTTCCGGCTGCTGCGGCGGCTGATGGTTGAGGCTGTCGACACGTTCCGCGCGGCCCCGGCCGTGTACCTCGATGTGGTGAACGGCAACCACGATCAAGCCAACCGGCAGTGGAACACCAACCCCGGCGACGGGTGGGCGACCGAGGCGGCCATCGCGGTGCGCGACGCAATGGTGCTCAACCGCGACGTGTATGGGCACGTCGAGGTGCGGGTGCCTGAACCGTGGTCGGGCAGCATGACGGTACCCGTCGGCGACACCGTGGTCACTGTGATGCACGGGCACCAAGCCCCCAAGGGCAAGGCTCTCGACTGGCTCGCCAAGCAGGCCGTGCACAACCAGCCCGCCGGGGCGTGCCAAGTGCTGCAGCACGGGCACTGGCATGTCGGCGCCGTCGAAATGCACGCCACCAAGACGATCGTGTGCTCGCCGACGTTCGACTGCGGCAGTGATTGGTTCCGTGAGCGGCAGGGCGGCGAGTCCCGCCGCGGCGCTCTCACCTACCTGCTGCGCGCGGGTGAGGTGTCCAACCTCGGGGTGCTGTGATGCACGCGCTTGTCGAGGCCGACGGGTCGGGGCTGACCTTGCTCGGCGGCCTGGTGTTCGTTCTCGCCGTGTCCTGCGGCTGCGGGGCGCTGGGCGCTGTCGTCGAGCTGGCCGCGAGGTGGTGGCGCTGATGCGGCCCGCGGATCGCGCATGGATCGGCATTGCCGCCGCGGTGGTCGCATACGAGGCAGGCGCCCCGCGGGGCGAGCTGCTCAGCGAGGGCGTCGACCGATACCTCGACCGGCACCCCTGGGTGACTCGCGTCGTGGTCGTCGGCCTGGCTGCGCACCTACTCAACCTGATACCGCAGCGGTTCGACCCGCTCACCCGGCTGGCGGCGGCCGTCCGAGGCAGCTAACGCCGGCAAGCAGCTCGAGCACCCGCCGTGAGCTGCACCGATTCAACAGAACGCCGATTCTCGGCAAACACGCAACGCCCCTCGTCGATTCGTCGGCGGGGGGCGTTTTTGGGTATTGTTGACCTGCATACACGCAGCCCCGTATTGTTGGTATGTCAACAACGTATCTACGGGATAGGAGCCCGAAATGAGCACCGACACAATGACAGTGCGCAAGCTGTCAGATCAGGAGGTCGCCGCTATGGCGCGAGGTAAGACGGTCAGTGTGGGCGGTGTACGCCGCACGATCCCAGCGGCCAAGGTGCCGCGATACGAGGAAATGGTCGAGCGTATCGAGGCCGAGTTTCCCGGCGACGAGAACGCCCACATTCGACGCGGCGCGATCGAGGCTGTCGGCCGGTATCTGTGCGACGACGAGGGCCTCGCTGAGGTGATCGGCGACGAGCTGGCTGTCGCCCGCGAGCAGTACGAAACGGCGACCTCGGCGGCCCGCATGGTTGTGCGGCTGTCGGCCGAGGATGGACACAGCGAGAACAGTCTCGCGCAACGCATGGGTATCAACCGGCTGACTGTGCGCAAGTACCGCGGCAAGGTCGATCGTCGTTGGCAGCGCCCGTGAGCGCCGGGCTGCGCGCCGTCCGCTGGACGGTCGAATATGCGGCGTTCATGGCGGTTTTCCTGCTGGCCGCCGCTGCACCGATCCTGGCCGCGTTCGGCCTCGGGGCGTTGGCAGATTGGATCGCGTCGTGACCGCGGCGCCGGTCGGTTCCGAGGTGTGGGTGCTCGACGTGACGATCGAAGGCCCCGACGCTGGCGACTATGACGGCTGGCAATCGGTGCACGCCTCGCGTGACGGCGCCCTCGGCGGGCTGATTGACAAGCTGGCCGAGCACGGCGTCGACCTCGGCGCGGACGTGGAGACGATCGCCAGCGCGGCAGCCGACAACGGCAGCCTGGCGGGCGATTTCGCTATCGACGAGTTGGCAGTGAGCTACGGCGTGCACAGAATGCCGGTCGAGCCCTGACCTTGCATGTTGACATGCATACAGCGTGTGAGTTACTGTATGCATGTCAACAACAACGGGATGGGAGCCCACGATGACTGAGTACACCAAGGCCGAGGCCAAGGCAGCCGACGCGATCCTCGCCGACCTGACCAAGGCGTTTTTCGACGCCCTCGACGCCTGGGAGCGGGCGGCCGACCGACTGCACAGCGCCGCGAGCGACGACAAGACCCGGTATGGCTGGAAGATGAGCCATGACGAGGCCCTCGCCAAGGCGACCGAGCGCGCGGCCGACGAGTCGATCGTCGGCTACAACCGCGAGGTGATCGCCCGCGTGGTCGAGGCGTACCCCGCCGCGGTGGCCGCCAAGGTCGCCGCTGACGAGGCGATCGACTCCCACGAGGCCGCCAACTACAAGGGGTGGCTGCGGTTCTTCCTGGTGCCGGGTGGGCACATTCACCGCTCGCGCGGCTGCTCGTCGCTGCGGATCACGACCCGTATCGGGTGGCTGCCCAACCTGTCGGGCGAGACCGAGGCCGAGGCCGTCGACGAGCACGGCGCCATGCTGTGCACCAAGTGCTTTCCGTCGGCGCCGGTCGAGTGGACGATCGGCAAGCCCGCTGACCCCGACGCCTGCCCCGGCAGCGGCAAGCGGCCGGTTGAGGGCACGATCGTGCGCCGGTACCGCAACAGCTACGCCGAGTGCACCGGCTGCGGCGTGCGGCAGGTCTACACCATGTCGGGCGTGATGAAGAAGCACAAGCGCCCCAAGGTCAAGTAGCCCCGGCCCGACGAGGCCCCCGTCGACACGGCGGGGGCTCTCATTGGTGTTGACATACATACAGCCGAGGGGTTACTGTATGTACATCAACAACGCAAGGGGATAGGAGCCCGAAATGACCAGCACCACAGTGACCTACCAGGGAATGAAATTCGTCGTCGAGTCCTACGTCGACCCGTGCCCCGGCCTCAGCGCCCGCGATCGCGTCGAGTGGGTCGAGAACTGCCCGCGCTGCGGCGGCTCGGGCGTGTACCGCTGGGTCAACGCGATGGGCAACTGCGAGGGCTCGTGCTTCGGCTGCTGGGGCACCGGCAAGGTTGAGCGTTCGCAGGCCGCGCAGACCCTCCGCACCGCGGCCCGGCAGGATGCGCTGCACCGCGAGCACGGCGACGCGATCGCCGAGTACCACGCCAACATTGCCCGCGAGAACGCTGCCGCCGAGTTCGCCGCGCACTGGGATGAGGCGCACGCCGAGCAGGCCCGCCGCGAGGCCCGGCTCGCCGCGATGAACAACAACACGGTTGGCGAGGTCGGCGAGCGACTACGCAACCTCGACGCCGAGGTGATCGTGTCGGCCGGATTTGAGCGCGACGCATACCGCGGCTACGGCACCGAGTACGTCAAGATCGTAGTTTTCGCGCTCGCCGACGGCCGCCAGCTCAAGGCGATGGGCACCGGCAGCAGCCTGTACGGCCTCGACCGCGGCGACAAGGTGCGCGTAACCGGCACCGTCAAGGGCACCGGCGAGTACCGCGGGCAGGTGCAGACCATCCTGCAGCGCGTCAAGGTCGAGGTCGTCGAGTAACCCTCGACGACAGCGCCCCCGGCGGGATTACCTGCCGGGGGCGCTTTCGTGTCCGTGCGGTGCTACTGGGCCGTTTCTGGGCACAGCTCGCGCTGCGCCGCGTACGGTATGCCGTCGGCCTGCTCGCGGGTCAGTTCCTCCATATTCCAGAACAACGCCTCGGCGATGTGCTCGCGCGGTATGCCGTTCCGCAGCTTGGCGCAAATCTCATACCCGGCGCGCAGTGCCTCGGATTCGTCGAGCACCGGAAAGTCATAGTCGACGCCGATTCGCGCCAAGTATCCGGCCTCACCGGCGTGTGCGGCGCCAGGCGCCAGGGCGACAGCGGCGGCGCCAATGACGGCCGCGGCGAGCATTCGTTTCACGGTGCAAAGCGTATCCGGTGGGGTATTCCGGCGGGTGTTGAATCGCGGTAGCGTGGCGCCCGTGAGTCTTCCGTTCCCGGCAGCCGGTCGAGCAATGTTTGCTGGCTCAGCAAACATTCGGGGCGAGTGGATGGCATGTGGACGTGATCCACACACCCCGCGTTTTCCTGCGGATTCGCGCGTAATTTCGCGTACTTTCGCGTGCCCGATTGGGCCGTTTTCGCTGGTCAGCAACCAAAGATGACCGCGGTTCAATTCCCGGCAGCTCCACCCTTAAACGCCCTGGTCAGAGCCTTAAAACTCTGATCGGGGCGTTTTGCATCCACGGTCCCATCCACAGATGTGTACTATCTGCCGCTATGGCATCCCTCCGCAGCGGTTCCCGCAAAGATGGCTCGACGTACACGCAGGTGCGTTACCGGCTCAAGGGCAAGGAAACGTCAACCTCGTTCGACGACCCGGCGCACGCGGTCGAGTTCAAGCGCATGGTCGACCAGCTCGGCGCCGCCAAGGCCCTTGAGGTGTTGGAGACCACCGACGCCGCCGCGCGGCACTACACGCTCGCCGACTGGCTGGATCACTACCTCGACCACAAGAGCGGCGTCGAAAAGTCGACGATCTACGACTATCGCAAGATGGTTGAGCGCGACATTAAGCCGACGCTCGGCGCAATCCCGATTGCCGCCCTGACGCCCGAGGACATCTCGACGTGGGTCAAGAGCCTGGCGGCCCGCGGCCTGTCCGGTAAGACGATCGCCAACAAGCACGGTTTTCTGTCGTCGGCGCTCAACGTCGCCGCGGCCAAGGGTCACATTGCGGGTAACCCTGCGATCGGCGGCGCCGGGATCGTCGAGGTGCCGCGCACCGAGCGGCGAGAAATGGTGTTCCTGAGCCGCGAGCAGTACGCCAAGCTGCACGACAACATCACGCTGCCGTGGCAGCCGCTCGTCGAGTTCCTGGTCGCCAGCGGTGCACGCTGGGGCGAGGTCACTGCACTGCGGCCGTCCGACGTGAACCGCGACGACTGCACGGTGCGCATATCCCGAGCATGGAAGCGCACTTATGAGCGCGGCGGGTACGCAATCGGTGCACCGAAAACGGAGCGATCGCGCCGCCTGATCAACGTCGACGCCTCGGTGCTCGACAAGCTCGACTATTCGCACGAGTACCTGTTCACCAACCGCAGCGGCGGCCCGATCCGGCACAACGGGTTTCACGATCGCGTGTGGCAGCCTGCGCTCAAGCGTGCGGGCCTGGACGTCAAGCCGCGCGTGCACGATCTGCGGCACACCTGCGCAAGCTGGCTGATCGCTGCCGGTGTACCGCTGCCCGCGATTCAGCAGCACCTCGGACATGAGTCGATCAAGGTCACGGTCGACCGTTACGGGCACCTCGACCGCAGCAGCGGGCAGGCCGTCGCGGCAGCCATCGCGGCACAGCTCGACCCCGGCAGGGGATAGGCGCAACGCAGCGAGCCCCCGGCGATACGCTGGGGGCTCGTTTGCTGCGTTTGGGTGTTTGTGCTGGTAAGTGCGTAAATGAGCGCGATGCCGGCGGTTAGCTGTCGGCAGCGGCCAGGCCGTCCGGTGAGGCGCGGGTCGCCTTGATCAGGCGCCGGTATGACTGCAGCTTGATCTGCCAGGATGCGGCCGCGGTGAGGGCCGCGACGATCGCCGCCACGCTGCCGACGGCGTAGGCGAGGAAAACGCCGGTGGCGCCGAGTGGCAGCACCACATTGAGAAGTAGCGCCGCGATGCACGCCGCCGCGAGCGCCGCGCTGAGCAGGTAGGCGTCGATAACCCACGACGGCGAGTATTCGCGCACGATCCACACAATTCGCCCAAACAATGCGATCAGGTACAGCAGACACCCGTACCACAGCGCCCGGTACATCATTACCCACACGTCGATGTGGGCGACGGCCCACGGCACCGGCACAGGGCTGCTGGATGCGCGGGACATGAGCAGCGCGCCGAGCATCATCGGGATGCACAGGGTTAGCGGCCACCTGACTAGCGCCTCAAAGATCGCGCGCAGATCGGCGTCGTCGGCAAGGCGACTAAGGGCGTGGTGGATGAACGATAAGACGGCCGCCAGCCAGGCGAGGTGACCGACGAAATCGTCGAGCTGGCGAACGCCGGTGAGCTTCCAAAGCATGTTGCCGAGCGTGTACGTGGCGGTGTCGCTATTGAGAACGAAACCCGCAACGACGAACGAAAGACCAAGCGACGCAGACGTTTCCCATCGAGCGCCCCAAGAGTGACGACGGGTGATGAGCGAGAGAGTGACACAGGTTAGGGCAATGATGGACACAGGGCTGTGAGGGCTTTCACGAAGGGGCGCGGCGCTGTGGCGCGGGCCGTGTTGGTGTCTAGATGACGGTAAACGCTGCTCCCCCGACGGAGCGCGTTTGCCCCGGTTACATCGGCGTGACCTCGGGGCGAACCGACAGTTCAGATAGTCGGGGGCGGCGGTGGCTCGTCCTGGTGGTCGTCGGCGCCTCGGTCATTTTCACCCCCCGGCCGGTCGCGGGCCGCTGAGGGTCCGCCTCAATGCGTGCAGCGCAGGCGATCACCTCCTCGTCGGCAATGAGGCCGAAATGGGTCAGCAAATCAACGGCGTTGATGTTCAGGTTTCGCGCGACACGCACGAGGTTGTCGGGCCGAATGAGCGTCCCGTCGTCACGCTGGCCGTAGAAACGTGTTTTCGACATTTGCAGGGCCTCTAGAATTTCCCGCTGCTTGAGCGGTCTACCGACGATGAAGCCGAGGTATGCGGCTAGCCGCTGTGCGTCGTCGGGCACGGTCATGTCTCCTGTGTGTGGTCGCGGGGCTGCCTCATGTTTGGCGGCCCCTCGGTTCCCCTCTAGGTTTCCTTGAAGTAGAACTTTAGGGCATTTTTCCGGCCCACTCAAGCCGCTTACCTGCACGAATAGCACCAATTTCACGACACGCGGTTACACAATGTCCTCAACAGTTCCGAAAACGGACCTATTGGGCTACAGTTCCGTCCCGTGCAGAACTTCACTCACGAACTGCGCCCCCCAACCGACGAGCCGCTGACGTTCCCGCTGGCTGACGTTGCCCGACTTATCCCGTGCTCTGAGCGGTGGCTTACCGAGCAGGTGCGCGGCGGCCGTATCCCCGGCCGCAAGATCGGGCGGCACTGGCGCATGACGAAAGCCGACATCGACGCCGCGCTCGATTCATTCCGCGTGAGCCCCGAGTCGGGACGCAAAACCGTTGCGCCGCAGCAGGACTCAGCGCCGGGCGCACTTGCACTAACCGCCACATCACGCCGCCGCGTTGGGAGCCGCTGAACCATGTCACTTGCCCGTCACATCGCCACCGAGGCCCGGCTGCGCCGCGAGCTCAACGACGCACTGCGCGACGCCGACCATGCTCGCCGTGAGCGTGACGCCGCGCGTCTGGTGATCGCCGACCAGGCCGCCGCGCTGCACAGCCTCGGCGACCAGAACGCCTACCTGCAGCAAGAACGCAGCGAGCTGGACGCGGCACACCGGGCGGCGCTGGCCGACCTCGCCGAGGCGACCCGCCAGCTCGACGAGCGCGACTCGCTGGCCCCGCACCTCGCCACGATCGCGGCCCCGGCTCTGCACGGCGAGCCCGATATGGAGCGGTTCGGCTGAGCTTGGAGGTGGGGCGTCAAACGGGTTCTTACTTCTTCTGTCCCGCAAGCGTGGCCCACGACCCGCTGACTACTCCCGGCGAGGTCACTGCTGCGCCCCACCTCCCCCACAACGACACAGCCCCGCACGAGGCGGGGCTGGCCGACACAACCAAGGGATAGGAGCCACTTGTTATGTCGAACAAAATCTTAACCCATAAGCGCCGCATTTCACCTGACCAGCGGCCCGGCGAGCGCCTCGGCGCGGTCGTCGGCGTGTTCCTGCTTCACCTCGCAATGACGATCGTCGGCGCTGCCGCCGGGGCGGCCTGGGTTGGCCTGTACCTGGGGGCGCCCTGGTGATCACGCTCAACCACGACGAAATGCGAGCCGCCGCCGCAGTGCTCGACACCTACCGGGCCGAGGGGCTGACCAGCCTCGGCGCGATGGCCGCCGCGGTGAACGCCGTCAACAAGCTGCGCACGCCCGGCCGGTCGGCCGACTGCGCCGACTGCAAGCGCACTGACGCAACCTGCCCCGGCCATGTCCGCGGGGGCTCGCTGTGACGGCCGCACAGCTCGGCGAGGGCGAGGCCGCGGTGCGCCTCGGGATCACCCGCAATGCACTGCGCTGGCGCCGCCGCAGCGGCACGGCACCCGAGCACCGGCTCGTCGGCCGCAAAATCATGTACGACGTTGCGGCACTGGACGAGTACGCGACCGCGGTTGACAACACGCACGTGCTCGACATGTTCACCCCGCGGGTTGGCGACACGGCGACCGCTGACGAGGTATGTCGACTGTTGCGGATCGACCAAAGCGACGTGCTGGGCAAGGTGCTCAAGCGTCACGGTGACGAATTGGCCGCACACGGCTGGGATCGCGCTACCGGCACGTTCACCCGCCGCGCGATCATTCAGGTTGCACTGTTGGTCCGGTCGTCGACCTCGGCACGCGCAGCGCGGATCGCCAAGGCTGCCAAGGCTGGTAGTCGGCCGATCAGTTTCGCGCACGGCTCGCGGTCGCAGCAGTGCCCGAACATTCTTGAGCGCGCGTTCGACCTGGCGACCGAGGCCCGCGACGACGACCCCGGCGAGGTGTGGGCGCGACTGCGAAAGCTCGACCGGCACACGCTGACCGGCGTCGCTGTCGCCCTGGCCGCGATGGTCGACGTTGAGGCCGCGGGCATCACGAAGTACCTGCGCGGGCTGTCCAGCGGCGGCTCGGCGGCCGAGGGGCTGCAGCGGTTGGTGCCGACCCGCGAGACCACCGACGGCGTGCCGCTGTCGGTGCTCGATCAGATCGAGGCCGACGACGAGGCCGACCAGCAGGACGAGAGCGAGGTCGATCAGTGAGCGACGCAATGCATTTCGACGACAACGCCGAGGGGTGGCGGGCCGCGGCGCTGTGCGCGCAAACCGACCCGGAAATCTTCTTTCCAGAGCAGGGCGGCAGCACCCGCGAGGCCAAGCGTGTGTGTGGCGCCTGCCGGGTGTCCGACCAGTGCCTCGCGTGGGCGCTGGCGCAGCCGGTCAACCCGACGGGCATATGGGGCGGCACGACCGAACGCGAACGGCGACGGATCAAGCGCGGACTTAAAGGGGTTGCAGCATGAGCGATTACAACGAGGCGACCGGCGCCCGGTGCGATGTGTGCGGCAAGTACGAGGCGCGGGTGTTCGACCCGTGCGGCGCCATGTGGTGCCGGGTGTGCGATCTGATGGGCCTCGGCGCCCTGGCGGTGAGTGAGCGGGTCGCCGAGATTGCCGAGGGTGTCGGCAAGGTGTTCGACGAGACGCCGCTGTTTGGCATGGGCGACGCCGCCAGCTCGTCGAGTGCAACCGAGGCGGGCGACCCCGAGACGTGGACCGAGCCGCCGCTGCCGCCCCTCGCCGAGGCGCTCGTCGACCTGGCCCACCAGTTCGCCGCCGGTGACGACGGCGTGAGGGCGCAAGCGCAGGTGTGGCTCGACGAGGCGCTGCCGCAGGCGCTCGGCAAGAGCAAGGTCGACAGCCTCGACGACGCCGACCGGGCGTACGTGTGGCAGGACATTCTCGGCGCGCACTGGGGTTGGCTGCATGGCAGCGGTTGGGTTGCATGGAATAGCGGCCTGTACGTGCAGGGCCGCGGCGCGGTTGGCCCGTTCAAGGTCGCATACCGGCGGCCCGTCGGCGAGTTCACCCCGATGCTGCTCGACCTCGGCGGCGGCCTCGCGTTCGGCTGCGACATGGCCCGAGGCCCTAGCAACGACACCGGCGCCACGGAAAGCGCCCCGACCAGCGACGACACCGAGGCCGGCAAGACTGTCGAGCAAACGCCCGACATGGTGGCGCACCCGGCGCACTACACGTCAAGCCCCGCTAAGTGCAAGGCGTGCGGGCATCCGATCGAGTGCATCGACATCACCGAGCACATGGGGTTTTGCCTCGGCAACGCCACCAAATACGTCTGGCGCTGCGACCTCAAGCACGACGCAATCGAGGATCTGCGCAAGGCAATTCAGTACATCGAGTTTGAAATCGCCCGGCGCGAAGCGTCGAGCACAACCAAGGGATAGGAGCCCCACATGTCAATGATCAATCGGATTGCAGTCGGCATGACCGTCGGCGCGATCGGCGCCGCCGCGGTGCTGTCGGGCTGCGCCATAAGCAACCAGGAGTGGCACGACGGGTGCACCGTCAAGGCCAAGGACATTGTTTACGGCGGCAGTGACGGAAACACCACGCGCACAAAGCGCGTCACCACGACGTGCGGCTCATTCAACGTCGAGGACGCGATCGAGGTCGGGCACTTCAACTCGTGGGACGTGTGGGAATCCGTCGAGGTCGGCAAGACGTACGACATGTTCACCGGCGGCCCTCGGATCGGGTGGCTGTCGACGTTCCCGGTCCTGCTGGAAGTCAAGCCCGCGTGAACATGTTCGCGCCGTGCTCGTCGCGGCACCGCAAGGGCTGCTCACGATTCCATGCCGACCTCGTGCAGGGGTACCGGCTGGCGCGGCACGCGCAAGAGATTGAGTTCGAGCCGATCCTCAACAACCAAGCCGAATTTGAGCTTGCGCGCGCAAACGGGTTCCGAATGATCACGTTCGCCGACTGGCTGCGCGGCCTCCGCGGCACCGCGGCGTAGGACTCTCCCGCGATGGGGCGCGCATATCGCGGGGTGATTCGCACACGCGCCGCACTGACCACGAAAGGCAAAGCGATGGCTGACGTTTCGGAAATCAAGGGGCATATCGACCTGCTCGCGCACGCGCGGATCGAAAAAAAGAAGTGGGAGGAAATCGAGAAGAACGCCAAGGCGGCTATCGACGAGGCGCTCGGCGGCGACGACGAGGGCACCGTCGACGGGCAGGTCGTCGTCAAGCGCAGCCGCACCAAGGTGACCCGGCTCAGCGGCCGGTTGGTGCAATCGCTGCACCCCGAGGTCTACGCCGAATGCCTCGACACCAACGAGCAGACGCGGCTATCGGTGGTCGGCAAGTGAACGTCACCGAGACGCACCACACGACGATCACGGTCGAGCCCGGCGACAAGGTGCGCGACCTGTACGCGGTGCTCGACAAGATGCCGAACGGCGCCGAAATCAGCGTGTACGCGCCGCCGCAGATGTTCAACACCGACCCCGCGGTCGGTGCGTACGCCGGGGTGATCACGGTCGATCGCCTGAAAACAACCGAGGGATAGGAGCCCCAATATGGCAAGGCAATTGATCGTGGTCGACCTGGAAACGACCAGCCTCGACCACGACACCGCGGCCCCGGTCGAGGTCGCACTGCTCAACGTCGACACCGGCGAGTCGCTGCGGTTTGTTCCGTACGTCCCGCTGGCGACGCTCATCGCGGCCGACCAGGTGGCAATGGAAATCAACGGGTACTACGAGCGGGCGCTGTACCGCGAGGCCCTCACCGAGCCGCAGACCGCGGTCGCGTGGGGCGAGGTGCAGGAATGGCTGCGCGGCAACACGTTTGCGGGCAGTAACCCGACGTTCGACTCGACGATCGTCGCCCGGCAGGTCGTCACGTCCGACAAGTACGCGCTGCAGGTCGAGACCGTCGGCCGGGTGTGGCATCACCGGATTGCCGACCTGGCGGCATACGCCGCGGGCAAGCTCGACCGCGAGCCGACCAACCTGTCGGGCCTCGACGACGTGGCCGAGCGCCTGGGCGTGCAGGTGGCGCAGCGGCACACCGCAATTGGCGACGCAGCAGCCACCGCGCTGTGCTTCGACATGCTGCGCAACACTGCGGCGGCCCACCTGTGAGCGAGAATGTGACCGTCGGCCGCGTGTACGTCGGTCCTGACCAGAAGCCCGGCGGCAGGTCGAGGGATTACGTCGACGTTCGCGTGTCGCCGAAGGATGGCAACGTGTGGGTGTCGCCGTCGGCTCAGTATTCGATCAACGTCGACGCCGACCAATCGCGCCAGATCGCCGAACTGATGGCGAGGGCGCACGCCGCGGCGCCGTCGATCGTGGCGGCCTACCAGACCCGCGAGCGGGCACGGGAGACGGCAAACGAGACATACCAGCGGATCGTGCGACGCGCAGTCAAGGTGGCCCGCTGATGGCGTTCAACTGGGCAGGGCAGCGTATCGAGCCGGGAGCTGTCGTGTGGCGCGGCGGGCGTGACGGAAACACAAGCAGTTTCAAGGTCGGTCGCGTCGAGGCCGTCGACAGGACGGCGCGCGTCCGGTGGGTCGCCGAGATGGATTGGCGCGGCAACGTTCGGCTGCTCGGCGAGAAGTCGATCGGACGGCCGAACGTCGACAGCCTGGCGCTGATCGACCCGGCGACATTGAGCCACAAGGTGCGGGAGGCATTGCAGCAGTGAGTAATCCAAATTTCGTGCACGTCGGCAAGGTTGAGGTGCGAGGCCCTCGCGCACACGGGATGCGCGGCATTCCCGACGAGCCAGCCGTCGAGGTGGTCGTCGGCGTCCGCGCCGACCTCGGTCACGTGGTCGTCAACACCAACGGGCACAAGGGCGGCGCCGTGCCGCCGCTGACGCCCGACCAGGCGGCGGCGCTGGCCGTGCTCGTCGACCGGGCGGCCGGTGCTGCGCGCGAGCTGGCGCACGCCTACCTCACCTATCAGGAAACGATCAAGGCGGCCGAGGACAAGCTCGCCGCCGCGCTGAATCGAGAGGGCGGCGACTGGTGAAAATCCGTTTGAACGTCAACGTTTTGGGGCTGCACATCGCGGCCCTGAGCGTCGACCTCGACCTCGACCTCGACGGCGCCGAGGCGGCGCCGGTGGCCGACAGGGTGACGAAGGCAGCGTCACGGCCCGTTAAGGGGCTGTCACGCCTATGGGTTAAGGGGATGATGGCGTGAGCACCAATGCAGCGTTTTTCGGGCTGACTGACGACGCCCCCGAGCGGGACCGGCCGCCGACCGACGAGCAGCAGTTCAACGCCGACCTGCTGGCCGACCTCAAGGGCGTGTTTAAACGCGCATGGGCGCAGCACGGCAGGTCACTGCAGCGAGCCCTCGGGCCGTCCGAGATTGGGCACCCGTGCCCGCGGCGGCTGGCCTCGGCAATGCTTGAGCTGCCGAGGATTAACCCCGAGGGCGACCCGCTGCCCGCATGGCTCGGTACCGCCGGGCATACGAAATTCGAGGATGCGGTCAACCTCGACAACGAGCGGATTATCGACCAGTGGCTCAAGGACCGGCAGCAGCGTTGCACGATCCTGCGCGGCGTTAACGGCGTCGACCCCGAGCGGCCGGTCGACGACCCGCTGTACGTCGGCCGGTGGTTCACCGAGCGGCGAGTCACGGTGCGCGGCGGCCTGTCTGGCACCTGCGACCTTTACGACACGTGGACCGACACCGTGATCGACCTCAAGTTTCCGGGGGCGTCGCGGTTCGCCGAGTACAAGAAATTCGGCCCGGTCGACAAGGCCCCCGAGTACCGGGTGCAGGCGCACGCCTACGGCCGCGGGTATCGAAACGAGGGGTTCCCGGTCAAGCGGGTAGCGATCTGGTTCGTACCTCGCGGCGGCACGCTGTCGTCGTCGTTCGTGTGGTCCGAGCCGTTCAACGACGGGATTATCGACGACGCGCTCGGCAAGCTCGACAACATTCTCGTGGCGCTCGACGAGCTGCAGGTCGACCAGCACCCCGAGCGGATCGCCCTGGTGCCGAAAGTGCCGAGCAGTTGCATGTTCTGCCCGTTCTTCTCACCGGCCGCCGGGCGCCCTGAGCCCCACGCCTGCACGGGTGATGCGAAATGAAGCCCCCCGCACCGTGGCGCATTCGCCAGCTCGTCGAGGGGCCGATCGTCGTCGGGTGGGTCGTCGAGCAGTTGACGCTGTACACGTTCACTGCGCCCCCGCTGGCGGTTGACGGCGAGTATGTCGTCGTCGACTACTTCCCGAACGGCCCGGCCGCTATCGCAGCGTTTGCCGAGTACGGCAGTTTAGCGATCTGACGTGCGGGGATGCATTTTTGCCGGCGGTAGCTCACGCCGGTTCGGCGACCCGTCGCGCTGGTTGATCAACAAGCGCGGCGGGCGCTGGTACGTACGGCCGCCGATCGGCACATTCTGGGGCAGCGGCGGGCAATTCGACACCGGCGACCAGGCCGTCGCCGACTACCGCCGACAAACGGCACACGTCAAGGGATAGGAGCCCACCATGAGCAGTAACCCGAACGTCGCGGCGATCGGCCCGACTCTGGCCGCGCAGGCAATCGGCGCCGCGGTCACGCTCGCCGACACCTCGCGGGCGATGTGGCAGCAGCAGCTCGCTGTTGCCGAGGCTACCGAGCGGGTACAGGATCGGCAGTTGCGTCTGCTGTTCGCGCAGCGCGCGGTGATCAACGACCAGATCGAAGTTGTGACCCGCAAGCGTGACGACGCAACCCGGCTCGTGCTGCAGGCGCAGCAGGTGCTCGACGAGCCGATGATCGTCGACAAGCTCGACCCGGCCAACCCCGCTCACCGGGCGCGCGCCTGGCGCGGTCAGGCGGGCGAGGTGTGGCGATATCACGATGACGAGTACGCCAAGATCGGCGACGGCCTAGGCACGTTCCTGTGGACGTACGAACACCCGGCGGCAATCTCACGCCAGGCCGATGCCCCGATCGGCGGCCCGTTCACCGAGGTGCGGCAGTGAGCGCGGGGCTGCGGTCGACGTTCACCGCGAAGTATTTCGGTCGCTGCGGCGGCTGCCCGAGTCAGATTCAACCCGGCGACGAGGTGGCGTATATGGCCGACGGCGGCCTTATACATGTTGATTGCGAGGACAACTCGCGCGACGAGACAAAGACCCGTCGGCACCCCGTATGCACGGACTGCTGGCTTGAGCACCCGAAAGGCGAGTGTCCATGAGCCGTCAGCACTACTGCACGGGTGACGACTGCTGGCACTGCGAGCGCCGGATCAGCCAAGCCGAGTATGAGCGCGACTGCTACGGGGACGACGACTATCCCGACTACTACGACGGGACATGAGCCCCCGCCGCGCCTGGCGGGCCGAGAGGGAAACGGGCGCAACGGAATAACACAGCACAACTGAACAAAGGAACAACTGAATATGAGCAACGATTCGTACGACTTCCTCGGCGGCGGCGGCGTTCCATCCGGCAAGTTCGGCAGCCACGGCGACACCGTGGGCGGCCCGATCGCCGTCGAGCCCGAGCAGCGGCAGCAGACCGACTACAAGACCGGCGAGGGGCTGACCTGGAAGGACGGCAGCCCGCGTATGCAGCTCGTCGTCACCGTGCAGACCGATCTGCGCGACCCCGAGGTCGAGGACGACGACGGCAAGCGTCGCCTGTTCGTCAAGGGCGAAATGCGCAAGGCTGTGCAGAAGGCCGTCATTGCGGCCGGTGCCCGCGGCCTCGACGTGGGCGGCGAGCTGTACGTCACGTACACCGGCGACGGCGAAAAGAAGGGCAACCTTGACCCGCCGAAGCTGTACAGCGCGACCTACACCAAGCCCGCACCCGGCGCAGCCCCGGCCGCTGCAGCCCCAGCGCAGGGCGGCGGCCTGCCCGAGGGGATGACTCCCGAGGCGCTGCAGGCTCTCGCCAGCCTGCTGCCGCAGCAGAAGTAAGCGCACAACGCGCTGCGAGCCGGTGACGTTCCGCAACGGGCGTCACCGGCTCGCTCTGTCTCACAAGCCATTTCGACGAGGGATAGGAGCCCACCGACAAATGCTCACGATCTACACAACCGGCCCCGAGTGCTACAAGTGCAAGCTGACAAAGGATGCGTTCGACAAGGCGGGCGTCGACTACGCCGAGGTTAACCTCGCCGAGGTCGACGAGTCCGTTACCGCGAAGTTCATCGCCGCCGGTCACGCGCACGCCCCGGTCGTCGTCGACGAGCACACCAACGCCATGTGGTCGGACTTCCGGCGCGACCTAATCAAGGCCGCGATCGAGGCGCGCAAGTAATGAACGCCGCGGAACTGTTCGACCGTATCGCCCTGACCCGCGCTGACGGCCGCTGCGAGTGCGAGGGCGCCTGCGGCAGCAGCCATCGTTTCGGCGGTCACACCCGCTGCGGCAATGTGCACGGCCGCCCGGCGATTCATGGCGCCGACAAGGTGGTCAGCCTCACTGTGGTGCCCCGAGACGGCAACGGCTGGAATCTCGCCGACGGCAACCTGATTGCGTTCTGCCAGACGTGCCTCAAGCGGCACCGCGCCAAGGCCAAGGCCGCCGCGGATAAAGCGGCCGAGCGGGCGGCGGCCGAGGCTGCCGACGGTGGCCTGTTCGACGTGCCCGACGCCCCGGTCGGGACGGGCAACGGCATCACGCTGTGAGCAGTGTTGCCCCACAACTGAATAGAGGATTGAGTGAACGGCCTTACTGATCTGCTCGACCTGCTCGGGTACACCGACGGCGAGCACGTGAGCCTTAACTACCAGGCGCCCGGCGGCCCGTTCTCGTCGACGGTCGTCGAGTACCAGGAGGACAGCGACAGCCTGCAGGGCCTCGCAATGTCGCTCGCCAACGGCCGCAACTGCTGGTTTGGCGTCAACCCGACGCTGCCGCGGCCGGTCGGCGACGACGGCAAGCAGAAGGGCCGCGGCGGGGCCGAGGACGTGACCCGGCTCGCCGCGATCTGGTGCGACCTCGACGTAAAGCCCGGCGCCTGCCGCGATATCGCACACGCCCACCAGGTGATCGACGAACTGTCTGCGATTCTCGGTACCCGGCCGAGCGCGGTCGTGTACAGCGGCAACGGCCTGCAGCCGTATTGGCCGATCGACGACGGTACGATCGCCCCGGCCGAGCCCGTCGGCGACCTCGACGAGCGGACGATCGCAGCAAGCGCCGAGCTGCGCGCCGACGCGGCGGCCCTGCTCAAGCGGTGGGGCCGTTTGGCGTGCATCGTCGCCGACGGCCTGGGCGCCAAGATCGACCGCGGCGTCTACGACCTCGCCCGCGTGCTGCGCGTGCCCGGCTCACACAACCTCAAGGACACCGACAACCCGAAGCCCGTCACGATCGACGGCGACACCGGCGCCCCGCTGGGCCTCGACGAGCTGCGCGACCGGCTCGACGAGCACGGCGTCGCCGAGTATGAGGGCGACCGGCGCACCTCGCACGAGGTGATCAGCAAGCCCGACGGGTGGACGTTCGCGCCGAGCACCTGCGAGTATTTCGCGCCGACGATCAAGGCATGGCGCGAGGAGCCGATCACCGAGCGTCACCCGTGGTTGGTCAAGGTCACCGTGCGGCTGATGGCCGCGGTTCGCAACAAGTGCCTGACGGCTGACGAGTACGCCGAGGCCCGCAAGATGATCGTCGACAAGTTCATGGCCGAGTGCGCCGCGACTGGCCGCGACGTGCCGAGCTTTGAGATTCCGAACGCATTTTCGTGGGCCGAGCATCACGTCGCCACCAAGACGGACGCCGAGCTGGCGACCGAGTTCGGCTCGCACCTCCACCTGTGGCAGCGGGCCGAGCCTCGGCAGATCGAGCTTGCGCCAATGCCCGGCACCGACGACCGGCAGCAAACCGCCGGCAATGGTGCCGAGGGTGTTAGCTCAGAGGGATCATTAGCCCCGGTAGTGGACATAAACGCCCGGCGCAATCCGGTTGCCCCGGCGGTCACGCTGACCGACACCGGCAACGCCGACCTGCTCGTCGAGGCGTGGGGCGCCCGGCTGCGGTACTGCCCCGACACTGGCAAGTGGCTGAGCTGGAAGGGCACCCGCTGGGAGCACGGCACCGACCAGGGCGAGGCGATCGTCGCCGCGCGCCAGGTGGTCGAGGCGATCAAGCTCGACGACGACAGCCCGAAAGATGTTATCCAGCACCGCATGCGCAGCCTGTCGCGCAAGGGACTTGAGAACATGGTCGCGCTCGCCAAGTGCTCGCCCGATATGCGGGTACGCCTGGCCGACCTCGACGCCGAGCCCTACGAGCTGAACACGCCGAGCGGCGTCGTCGACCTGCGCACCGGGCACCTGCTGCCACACAGCCCCGACGGGTGGCACACCAAGATCACGGGCGCCGGGTACAACCCTGCCGCGGTGGCCCCAGCCTGGCAGAAGTTCCTCGCCGGGACGTTCGGCGACGACGTGGAACTGATCGGCTACGTGCAGCGCCTCGCCGGGCTCGCCGCGATCGGCAAGGTGACGCATCACGTGTTGCCGTTCCTGTTTGGTGGCGGGTCGAACGGTAAGAGCGTGCTCATGGACGTGCTCGCAAACGTGTTGGGCGACTACGCGATCACGGCCCCGGCCAACTTCCTGCTGGCTGGCCGCGACCGGCATGAGACGGAAATCGCCCGGCTGCACGGCGCCCGCATGGTGGTGTGCTCGGAAATCAACGCTGAGAGCAAGTTCGACGAGGCCAAAGTCAAGGTGCTGACGGGTGGCGACATTCTGTCTGGCCGCTACATGCGGCAGGACTATTTCGACTTCACCCCGTCGCACACGCTGTTTCTGATGGGCAACCATCAACCCCAAGTCAGCGCGGGCGGCACGTCGTTCTGGCGGCGGCTGCGCCTGTTGCCGTTCCTGCATACGGTCCCGCCGGAGCAGCGCAACCCCAACCTTGCCGCTGAGCTGATCCGCGACGAGGGCGCCGCCATCCTGGCCTGGGTTGTGGCAGGGGCGCGTCAAATCGCCGCTGACGGCCTCCGCGAGCCGGGCTCGGTCTTGGCTGCCACGAAGGAGTACAGCGAGCAGGAGGACGCTCTCGGGCGGTTTATCTCGGAGTGCTGCGAGCTGACGCCGGGCGCCAGCGGCGGGGCTAAACCGGCCCTCGTGCTCAAGGCGTACCAGCGTTGGGCGATGGCGAACGGCGAGGACGCGATGGTGTCTCAGGTCAAGCTCGGGCGGGAGCTGTCGGCTCGGTTCGGGGTGCGCAGCGTGGTGAGCAATAGTGTGCGCACATACGCCGGGCTGGCCCTGCAGCAGGGCTGGGACTTGTCGCACGAGCTGGCGGGCGGGTTCCGCTGATGCTGCGGTGGCCCTCGCGAGCGTCGGCGCCAGCAAACGGCATGAATCTGTACTCAATGCGTACTGCGGCAGTACAGGTAGTACAGATCAGTACGGGTCGTTTCAACCGATCTGTGCTGACGTTGCCGCAGGTAAAAGCCTATAAAAAGGCTTTCAGTACGAGTAGTACAGATGTTTTCGGGTTGACGTCACGTGTAGAGATTCGGGGCGTTTCCGCTGGTCGACTCACGCCGGGTGCTGTGTGTGGGGCTCATATGGGAAAACCTGTACTACTCGTACTGCCCCCTGTCGCAGTTAACCCTTCGGCGCGCCGCGCCGTAGCGGGGGCCTGGCGGGGCGCTGACCGGCGTCGTTGACGGCAGGCGACGCGAGAATGCTGCTCGACCAACACAACTGAATATGGAGACCGGAGTGACTGACCACACTCTCGACCTCGGGCTTGCCGCCGACCAGGTGGCCGCTGCCGAGGCTGCCGAGCGTGCCGAGCTGCACGCCAAGGCCCAAGCTGCCGAGCTGGTGCTCGACATGCTGCCCGCCGAGTCGCACGAAGCCCTGTATGCGGCGCTGAGCGCTCGTGTGACGCATGAACGTAACGGCGGCAGGCAGTTGCGCCTGTTCGTGCCGGGCAAGCCCGCGCCGCAGGGCTCGAAAGACTTCAAGGGGTTTGCGAAGCCGAAGCCGGGCGAGACGCGCGGTAAGGCGATCCTGGTCGAGTCGTCCGCGGCTGTCGGCCCGTGGCGTGAACGTATCGCCCTGGCCTCGGCTGACGCGATGCTCGCCGCCGGGCTGCCGGTGCTCGACAAGAAATTTCCGTGCACGGCGTCGCTGACGTTCGTCATGCCTCGCCCGTCGGGCACGCCCAAGAGCTACACGCCCGCGGCTGTGAAACGCCCCGACCTCGACAAGCTGGCCCGCGCTGTGCTGGACGGCCTCACAGATGTTGCCTGGCTTGACGATTCGCAGGTCGACGATATGCATTGCCGCAAGGTTCTGGCCGCGATCGCTCAGCAGCCGGGTGTTTATATCCGGCTCGCGTCGCCGGGCTGGGGCGATGAGGCTATCGCCGCGTGGCAGGCTGCGAACGCCGAGGCGGCTGTCAATGTTTGAGCTGCATCCTGCTGCCCGTGAGGCTGCGCAGCACGCGATCGCTGGCACGATCGCCGACATTGCGCTGCATCGCTGCGCGCCGTCGGCCGAGCTGGTCGGCGCGATTGTCGACGCTGTGGCCGTGCATACGACTGTGTTGCCGCCGCGACCTGACCGCTACGAGCTGAGTGTCGACGAGCGCCGCGCCGCTGCGCTGGTGCTCGTCACCCGTCGGCATGACGCCGGGTATCGCAGCACCGAGGTGCTCGACGAGATCCTCGCCGCGATCAATGGCGCTCGGGGGTTTGGGAATGTCTGAGCTGATCGAGTTGTCGGTCGCCGAGGTCGAGAAGATGGCCGAGGTTGTCGCTGCCCGTATCTCGCACCCGTCGCATACGCCTGCTCGGGCGATCCGCGCGGGGCTGTCGGCTGTGAACGCGATGCGTCTCGACGTGGCGCAGGTGCCGCGGGTGGAGTTGGTGCAGGAGCGCCGCGCGCCGGGCACGGTGCCCCGGCCGGTCGAGGCCCGCAAGCCGCTGCGGCCGGTGCCTGCTGGTAGGCGCCGCGTGTGGCGCCTTGGGATGGCTGAGCGGCCGTTCGTTTGGGAGGACGCCGACGGCGATCACTGGCGCTGGTGCTTCATGCAAGAGCTGTGGCAGTACAAGCAGTTCGACGATCCGAACGGCCCGCAGTGGGTGAACTGCCCGAGTCATTTCGCCGACAAGATGCCGAACACGAGTTACGGCCCGTTCACGGAGGTTGGTCGAGCATGAGTTACAGCGAGAACGTGGGTCGTGTGTTCGGGTCGGCCGAGGCGCTGCTGCAGGCGCGAATTGCGGCGCTGGACACCGAGATTGCTTGGCGCAAAGACATGTTGGCGCAGCGTGAGCGGATGGTCGCCGAGGATCGCGCCGATATCAACGCAATGGTTGGTGAGCGTGCCTCGCTGGCGCGGGCGGTGCGCAAGCTATGAGTTTGCCGACCGAGGCTGAGCTGCAGGATAAGTACACGTCAGAGGTGGTGCGGGCATCAATGCCGGCAGTTAGCTACTACGGGTCGCCGCGGCCGTCGGCGCCGTCTGAGTTGGACGTGGCGACGCCGCGCGTCGACGTGCCGCCGGTGCACGCGGGTATGTGCCGCCATTGCAGCGCCGAGGCGCTCACGCCGCTGTGCTGGCAGTGCACCCGCATGTTGCGCCGCCAGCTCGTCGAGGTGCCTTGGCTGCTGCGCCGTCTGCAGGAGTCGGCGTACGGCGAGGCCAAGGTCGCCCGTAAGGGTGGGCCGCGGGTGTCGACGGGGGAGCGTCTGCCGTCGTTGCCGTTGAACACGCGGGCGGCCGACATGCTGCGCGACTCTGCGCGTTTGGTGTCGTGGGTCGAGCAGGTCGCCGGTGTTGACCAGGGCGGCGCGCATGATCCTGCTCGGGTTGAGTCTGCGGCCCGCTGGCTGGCGAGTGAGCCGGGCGCGATGATGCGGCACCCGTGGGCGCCCGAGGCGCTCGGTTGGGTGTTGCAGTGGCGGCAGGATGCTGAGCGTGTGATCGACTTGCCGCCGGATACGCAGTACGCCGGGCCGTGTCAGAACGTCGTGCAGCCGCCGGGCATGTCCGACGCTGGGCTGCCAGTGCCGCCGCGTGAGTGCTGCACGCCGCTGTACGTCGACGCTGAGGCGTTCGTGGTGGTGTGCCCGAGTTGCGGCGCGGCGTGGGACGTTTCGACGCTGCAGCGGCAGGCCCTCGCCCGTGTCGACGACGCCGAGCCACGGACGCAAGCGGATATGTGGCGGCTGCTCAAGCTGGTGGGCCGCGATGTGCCGCGTTCGACGTTCTACAAGCTGATGACGACGGTCGAGGCGTGCGGCTATGACACCGACGGGCTGCCCGTGTACACGTATGCGGCTGTGACTGCTGCGCTCGACGAGCGCGACCGGGCCGCCGCTGAGCGCCGCGCTGCCGCCGCTGCTCGGGCCGAGGCTGTGCTCGCTGAGCATGACTGCGGCACGGCGCCGTCGGCGATCGCCCGCAAGTTGCGCGTCGGATATCCGGCTGTGGTGCGCATTCTGGCGCGCGCTGGTGTTGAGGTGCACACAGAAGTTGTTGACGTACAGACAACTGACGAGGTAGCTTTGCCAGCACCTGAACAGATCACTGGATAGGAGCCCCTGCAGATGTATACGCAAACCTGGTATTCACCGGCCGGTGTGCCGGTGACGCCGAAAATTCGCAACGAGGTTGACGAGCGGCAGCTCTCCGAGCTGTACGACGCCGAGGTATCGCCCGAGGTCGGGCGGTTCAACGCGCTGTACAACGGCGCCAGCTCGGCGACGCGCTACGCCTGGCAGTACGGCTACCGCAACCATCGGATGCCGGGCCGTGTCGAGGAATGCGAGGCGCTGGCATGAAGCGCACCAAGACGATTCGGCCCGCCGCGCCGGTCGCCCCGCAGCCCGACGTTGTGGTGCATGGCCGCGTGTTGGAGCCGGGCACCGAGGTGTCGATCCGCGGCGAGCGTGGCCGGTTCCGGTTCCGCTCGGCGTCGTTGACGAGCACCGGCCGGATTGTGTGCGACTTCATCGGCGGCCCTGCGGGTCACGAGACTTGGCGGTCGTTCTATCCCGAGCGTATCCGCACGGTGCACCGTTTGAATCGCACCCGAGCGAACGCTGCCGCGTAGTCGTGTTGACATGCATACAGCGCGAGGGGTACTGTATGCATGTCAACAACACAACGGGATAGGAGCCCACAGTGACCATTTCGACCGCGACGCGCAGCATGACGCAGATGGAAGCTCACCAGATCGCCGTTGGCCTGATCCGCGAGCACGGCCTGATCGGCTGGACTGTGAGCTGGGACAACGCCCGTCGCCGCGCCGGTGTGTGCCGCTACTCGTCGCGCACGATCAGCCTGTCAAAGCCGTTGCTGCGGCAGCGTTCTTATGACGACACGATGATGACGATTACGCACGAGATTGCGCACGCCCTGGTCGGCCCGAAGCACGGGCATAACGCCGTGTGGGCTGCGAAGCATCGCCAGCTTGGCGGCAACGGCAAGCGGTGCTTTGAGCACCTCGACGAGTCGGCGCCGTGGATGGGCACGTGCTCGCACGGTAAGAAGTTCGCGCGGTACCGCGCCCCGAAGCGCCTCGACGGGTGGCGCTGCAGGTGCGCCGCCGGTAGCAGCCCCGTGGTGTGGGTCAGCCAGCGATAGGCCCGAGACGCCCCCGATCTTGCGAGGTCGGGGGCGTTTTCGCGTTTCATGTTGACATGCATACAGCTCACGGGTTACTGTATGCATACCAACAACGACCACCTACCGATAGGAGCCCGACATGCAGAACCTCACCGCTCAGACCCTCGCCGGTGTCGGCTGGATCGAGGGCGGCCGTCGCGCCGAGTTCGCCAACGCCTCGCGCGTCTACGGCGTGACCGACGGCGCCGGTCGCTGGCTGTCGTTCGACGGCGTGCGCCCGTACTCGCCGTGCGGCGGTCGCCGGGCCGCTGTCGAGGTCGCCGCGACGATCGTCGTCGACGACACGGTGCAGTGGGTGCGCGCAATCTAGCGCGCCCCGGCGCGTCGCTGCGCATAGGTCAACCCGGCGCCGCGTGCGCCGTCAGAATCGCCAACCGAGGGATAGGAGCCCGCAAGCAATGAATCGTCACCTGTACACGCAACCCGAGCTGTTCGCCGACGCCGACCACGGCCGCCAGTTCGACGTTTACGAGCGGCCCGACGGGTCGCGCTACCGCGTCGAGCGCCCCGCTGAGGCGGTGGCCCTGTGAGCGCCGTTCTGTCGCCGCGTGAGTCGGCGCAAAGGTATTTCCGTGGCTGGCTGGCCGCCGGTGTCGTCACGTCGATTCTGGGCAACGCTGCGCACGCGCTGCTCGACCCTGACGCCGGTTCTCGGTTCGTCGCTGCCGCGGTGGCTGTCCTGCTGCCGCTGGGCATTCTCGGGTCGACGCACGGTGTGCAGAAGCTCGTCGCCGCCGGGATTGTTGGCCGCGCGTACACCGCGGCGCTGAGCATTTCGGTGACGGTCGTCGGCGCGGCGTTCCTGCTGTCGTTCTTCGCGCTCGCCGAGCTGGCTGTCGACTGGGCGGGTATCTCGATCTGGCTGTGCTGGCTGGTGCCGGTGTTCATTGATCTGAGCATCGCCGGATGCACCGTTGCGCTGTTCGCGCTGTCGGGTGCGCAGCGTAGCGAGGTGCTCGACGCTGCCGCTCATGTCGCTGCGCAGGTGGTGCACGCCGGTGCGCAGATGGTGCACGAGCCGGTGCACACCGTTGCGCAGCCCGCTGACCTGCATGTTTCTTTGCCGGCCGATACGCACCTCGTGGCACATGAGGCCGACGGCCTCGTGCACGTTTCTGAGGCGTCGGTGCACGATCCGGTGCCGTCGGGTGCGGTGTCGGTTGCTGATCTGATCGCCCGCGAGGCTGCTACCGGCGACGCGCTGGCTGCACACATGCCAGCAGCCGAGGCGATCCTCGCCGCCGGTGTGACGCGGATTGATCGCGTCAAGGTCGCCGAGGTGCTCGCCGAGCATGACGCCGATGTGCGGCCGAGCATGATCGCGCGCAAGGTGGGCGTCGGCTACAGCACCGTGGTGCGCATTCTCGACCATCACACTGCGCAGGACGATGCACGGGACGCGCAGCGCGAGGCCGTTGTCGACGCGGAGGTGCTCGCGTCGTGAGCATCGCTGAGCAGTACCCGGCGCGCACTGATGCGAACGGCCGCACGTGGTGGCGCCCGGTGCGCCCCGCGGGCACCGACTTGTCGCAGTGGGGTTGGACGAGCGACCCGGCGCAGGCGCACCCCGACTATGACGCGCTGAACACGTGCACGTGCCCGTACGTCGACCCGTCGCTGTGGACGACGCACTACGGCGCCGTTGAGCCCGGCAGCGCGCAGGAGCACAACCCGTTGTGCCCGGTGCACCCCGCTGCGGCTGTGTTTGAGCTGCCCAGCGGCGGCGTTGCAATCGTGCCGCGTGACCCGCAGCCCGTTACGTCGGTCGGCGTGCTTGGCGACGAGTGGGTGCAGCTTGGGTATGTGGATGAGACGCAAGGGGCTTTGTGGTGAGTATCGAGGTGTTGCGTACGGCGCCGTTCCCGCACTATCACGCCCGCCGGGCCGCTCGTGTGCTCGGCGTCAACCCGGTTGTCGTCGACGCGATGGCCGCCGCGGGCAAGGTCCGCGCGGTGCGCGTGCAAGACGGGCAAGGCGGCTGGGTGTGGGCGTTGGATGCTGTGCGGGTCGACGAGCTGGCGGCGTGTGATGCTACGACCGGGCTGCATCCGTGGTGGGCGTGCGGCCGTGACTGCAGCGGTTGCGTCGGTGAGGGGGAGGGGGCGTAATGGCTGTGCACAATCACGGCACCGAGGACGGCCCCGGTTTGGCGTGCCGCGAGCGTTTGGTCGACGGCAAGCTGCGCGGCGCCTGCCTCGACGACCGGCCGAAGATGCACGGGTTCGCCATGATGCGCAGCGACTCGACGGGTACGCGCTACTGGCGCCGCGGGGCCGACGGCGATGCTGTCGAGATAACCCGCGGCGAGTGGCTGCGGCTTACGTGGGTGCCGGGTGAGCCGATTTATAACCAGGTGCTCGACGACCTCGGCGCCTGCCGTAACTGCGGGTGTGCAGACTGTGGGTGTTGCGTCGGGTGCGGGCAGGTCGACGCCGACCTGTTCGGCTCGCATGGCTATGCGTGTGTGATGTGATGCGGCGGCCCGCGCGGATTCTCGACGTTGACGGCACGCTGTGCAACGTCACCTCGGTGCGCCATTTCGTGATGCGGCCTCGTGAGCTGAAAGACTTCGACAGCTTTCACGCCGGTAGCGCCGACTGCCCGCCGAATCAGGTCGCGCTCGACTACGCCGCCGAGACGGCCGCGCTCGGCATGGTGCCGGTGGTCGTCACGGCCCGTATGGAGCGGTGGCGCAGTGTCACGCGCGGGTGGCTGGATCGGCATATGCCTGTTGCGTTCGACGGGCCGTTTCACCGGCAGGACGGCGACCGGCGTAGCGACCGTGTGGTGAAGCTCGAAATTCTGCGGTACCTGCAGCGGCACTACGACATTCGCGGGGCGATCGACGATAACCCCGAGGTCGTCGCGTTGTGGCGATCGCAAGGTATCCCGGTCATGGTGGTGCCTGGTTGGGTTGACTGACTCGGCGCGACACGCCGACGAAACTCCCCCGCGGAAAGGTCAGCCGGGGGCGTTTTTGTGTGGTTACGTCGTAGGTGCTTGACCAGCAAAACAACTGAATCACAACTGAATAGGGGCCATTGTGTCGCCAACGGTAATCAACGACCGTCTGATCAACTTTGCGAGCGAGGTCGACGACCAGACCCTCGCGCAGGCGCAGCAGATCGCCGATCTGCCTTTCGTCTATCCACATGTGGCGCTGATGCCCGACGCGCATTTCGGTAAGGGCAGCAGTGTCGGTACGGTGATCCCGACCGAGGGCGCGGTGATCCCGGCCGCGGTGGGTGTCGATATCGGCTGCGGCATGATCGCGGCCCGCACCGCGTACACCGGCGCCGATATCGCCGACCTGAATCTCGCCGATCTGCGCGAGTCGATCGAGTCGGCAATTCCGATGAGCGCCGGGGGATACAACAAGCGGCTGGACCGTTTCGAGTTCACCGGGTCGCGGCTGGACTGGCTGCAGCTCGTCGCTACCCGGTTCGGCGTTGACCTGTCACACTCCCCGAAGTGGCGCGAGCAGCTCGGCACGCTGGGCGGCGGCAATCACTTCATCGAGCTGTGCCTCGACCACCTCGACCGCGTGTGGTTGTTCCTGCACTCCGGTTCGCGTGGCGTCGGTAACAAGATCGCTCAGAAGCACATCAAGGCCGCGCAGGGCTATTGCCTCGCCAACGGGCTGCATGTGCCGCACACCGATCTGGCGTACCTCGTTGAGGGCACGGTCGAGTTCGACGCCTATCTCGTCGAATTGCGTTGGGCGCAGCGGTTTGCGTACCTGAACCGCGCCGAAATGATGGACCGTTTCGCGCGGGCGTTCGCGCACTGGGTTGGCGCCAGCGACCCGGCCGCCGAGCTGGCCGTCGAGACCATCAACACGCACCATAACTACACGCAGAAGGAGACGCACGGCGGGCGTGAGGTGTGGCTGACCCGTAAGGGTGCGATCGACGCGAACGCTGGTGTGCGGGGCCTGATTCCCGGCAGTATGGGCACCTGCTCGTATGTCGTGACTGGCAAGGGTAATCCCGAGGCGTTGTGCTCGGCGCCGCACGGTGCGGGCCGCCGGTTCTCGCGCACCAAGGCGCGCAAGCTGTTCACGGTCGACGACCTCGACGCGCGTATGCAGGGCATCGAGTACCGCAAGGGTGAGGCGTGGGTCGACGAGATTCCCGACGCATACAAGCCGATCGACGTTGTGATGCACGATGCCGAGAGCTTGGTCGCGGTCGACGCCGAGCTGCGCCAGGTCTTGAACGTCAAGGGGCAGTGATGGACGCACATATTGCCGTGCATACAGATGGCCGCCAGGTCGGCAAGACGACGCTGCTGCTCGACGTGGCGCTCGCCAATGCCCGCCGCGGGCTCGTCGTCGACTTCTGGTCTTGGACCGTGCGGGAGTCGTTGTGCGCGTACGACCTTGCGCGCAGCCTGGTGCCGCCGACTGATCGGGGCGTCACGTTCTCGCCGGTTAACGGCTCGATGTCCATTAGGTATCCGCGTGGCGGGCGAATCCGGTTCATGGATCGGATGCGTGGGGGCTGGATCGGCACAGGGGCGGCTGACATGGAGGTCGTCGACGACCGCGACGGGCAGGGCGGCGTTACTCGCCGCGAGGCGAAAGGGGCTTTCTGATGGCTGACTACTCATATGCGCCAGGCGGTTACGTGAAGCCCGGCGAGCCGATCGCCAGCTCGACCGCCGAGGGCGACGATAAGCCGCTGCTGCCGTGGCAGGTGCAGACGATCCGCACGGTGCAGGAGCGTCGAGAGCTGTCGTTCTCGCTGCAGTTCCCGCGGCAGCCGCAGACGGGTATGCCGTTGTGGCTGGCGCAGATGTTCGGCATTGTCGTGACCCCGGCGCCGCCGACGGTGCGCGAGGCCGCGGTCGACGTGTGGGACGCGCTGCGCGTGTTTATGCGGGTGCTGTTCGCAGCGCTGGCCGCCGTGTTCGCCGCTGTCGGCGATCGTGTGGCCGACTGGTGGTATGACGCCGTGTACGGCGTTCTCGACCGCTGGGACGCGCTGCGGGCGCCGTACTCGTGGGGCCGTCTGCCTGGCCCGGTGCTGCGCTGGTGGGATGCTGAGTTCAACCTGCTGCATGTGACGCGGTACCCGCGTGAGCGTGTCCGTGTGTGGCTGCGGCGGCTCGCTGCGCATGTGTGGCAGGCGGTGCGGCATGGGTAGCGCGTCGGTGATGTTCCTCGATGGGCCGCTCGCCGGTAGCACCCGCGAAGCGTGGGCGCACCCCGACGGTTCGCCGGGGCCTGTGTACTGCGCGCTTGAGTCGGTCGGCTTCGACTCACCCGACTGGCCTGCCCGCACGGTCACGTACCGGGTCAAGCGCAACCGGCTGAGCTACGGCCCGCAGTGGGTCGGGGCGATCGGCGACAAGGTGGGCGAGCAGGTCGCGGCGGTGTTTCCGTACGACCAGCGCGCCCGGCACAGTGTCGGCGCCGACAAGTTCGACGAGTACCTCACCAGGAACGCATACGACGCGCTGCAGCGGCTCGCCAAGGCCGAGGGCCTGGTCGCCGTTGAGGTGCACGAGGTTTGGCGTGGCACCCGCGCCGAGGCCCGCGAGCAGATGATGCGCGAGGGCAAGACGCCGGGGCCTGATCGGGCGATCGCCGCCGCCGACAGCCTCGGCGATCCCGCGTCGATCGTGTTCGTCGTGCACGAGGCCGTCGCGATCCCGAAAGATCAGGCGCGGGAGGTGATTCTGTGACTGACCTCGACACCCGGCTCGACGAGCTGACGCCTGCGCAGGCCGAGCGTCTCACCCGCTCGCTGCGGCGGTTCAACGAGGCGATGGACTGGCAGCTTAACCACGCCCGGCAAGAGCTGGACCGTGACCGTCTGCGGCGGCTGTTCGGTACCAGCTAACGCCGGCAAGCGTGGCCGGCGAGGCTGTTGTCGCAGCTAGTTGCGGTGCGGGCTCAGAAGTCAGCAAAGCGCCCCGAGGTGATCCTGCCTCGGGGCGTTTGGCGTGTATCGACGCGGCCCCGGATTTACTTAGCACAGCTAGCCAACGCTCGAGTTGTATGCACGGCAACAACCGTGCTACTGTATGCATGTCAACAGCGACGGGATAGGAGCCCCAATGTTCAAGATGGTTGTGCAGCTTCACGGACGTACCGAGGTCACCGAGCACGACACGATCGCCGACGCCCGCAAGCGTCTGGTCGATATCGCCGTCGCCAGCCATTGCCGTGTTGAGGGTGACGACACCACGGGCGAGTTCATCGCGCTAACCCGCGAGGGTAACGACAATCCGCTCGTGGACTGGACTTACGGCGCATACCGGATTGCGGAGGAACCCGCCGAGGGTTTCGACCGCGAGCTTGCCGCTGCTACTGCGCGGTACATGATCGACGAGAACCTCGACGCCGACACGGTGCAGATGATCCGCAACAGCGACCGCAACGGGCGCGACCTGCTGGCCGCGATCGTGGCCGAGTGGCTCAAGCTGCACCCTGAACTGTCCGACCGTGATCGGCACGCTGTGACCGCGGCGGCCCACGGCTGGCAGCGATTTGACACCGGCGACGCTGCGCCGGTGCGGTACGCCCGTGACGGCGAGGGCGTGATTATCGACTACCGCGACGGGGCGCTGCGCGTCGCTGAGCGTTGGATCTGCCGGGTGATCGACGCAATGGTCGAGGTGGGCGTCGAGGGCGACGACCCGGCCGACGTGGACGGGTGGCTGGCCGCCGCGCCAGTGCCGCTGTGAGGCGCTGAGAGCCACGAGAACGCCCCCGGCATCGCTGACACCGACCGGGGGCGTTTCGTGCGTCCTGGTGGCGTATGGGCGGCAATGTGGAGGTATGCTGAGAACATGGATAGCGCAACGAAATACACGGCGATTGCGACGCCGGGCGAGGAGCCCGGTTGGCTGCTCGTGTACGTGCCCGAAATCGAGCAGTACACGCAGGCCCGCGACGCCGACGAGGTGGCGCCGATGGCGCGCGACCTGATCGCAACGTGGCTCGACGTGCCGGTCGAGTCGGTCGAGGTCGAGGTGACGATGACCCGATAACCTGCGGCGGCCCTGGTCCCGAGGCGCCCCTGAGCTGACACGGCTCGGGGGCGCTAGTTGTATGCAGGCATACAGTCGTGCTACTGTATGCATGTCAACAACTCAACAGGGATAGGAGCCCACAATGCCGAACCGCACCGAGGTTATCGCCAAGATTCGCAAGGCAGCTCGCGCCAAGGGCCTGACGTTCGAGTTTGAACGTGAGGGCGGCAACCACGAGATTTGGAATCTCGACGGCATCCGAGTGCCGATCAGCCGACACAAATACGTGCACGAGCACCTGGCGCTCAAGATTTACAAGCAGTGCCAGCCAAAGCTCGGCACCGGCTGGTGGCGCTAACCACGGCGACGACGCCCTCGACCACATGGTCGGGGGCGTTTTCGTTTCTGGTGTTGACATACATACAAGCGACGGGTTACTGTATGCATACCAACAGCGCCCCGGCGCCGAGGGATTGAAAACTACACAGAGGGATAGGAGCCCAAAGTGATCGTTAAGGGTATCGACTGGAAGCATCCGTTTCGCGGCGCACCCGGCGGCTACTGGTCCGGCTATGACCCGACCTGCTGGGAAGCCATTATTGCCGGTATCGCCTACGTGCTGCACCTGCGCGGCACCGACGGCGCATGGAACCTCAAGGCCGACGGCGTGGATATCGGCCGGTTTTCCGACTACACCAAGGGAATGCTTGCGGCGCTCGACCACAGCAAGATTGCGGCCGACAAAGCGCAGCACGACAAGCCCGAGCACCGGGTCGAACTGTTCGACGTGATCCTCGCCAACGGCGCAGTGCGGCACGGCGAGACCGCCGAGAATGCGAGCAAGCTCAACGGCACTCGCACCAACGGCCGGATAATCTGCCGAGCCTGCGGCCTGCCCTGGTGGAAGTTCCTGCACGGCTGCATCTGATGAGACAAAACCCCTGCTACGGCGGGGGTTTTTGTCGTTGGCGCATACGTGGCGTGATTGGCGTGTGTCACTTTTAGACTGCGATCCGCAACGGCACAGCTGTACCCAAACGGCCCTGGCGCCCCGAAATGGGGCGTTGGGGCCGTTCCCATTCCAGGCGTTGATCAGGGCCGCGCGGCCTCCTATCCCCGCGCGCCGGTCAGCGTCTCGCCCGTCGCCGTGATCCCGACAGTGGCGCCAATGCGCCTCGGCGCAATCCGCTGCAGCCCTTCCTCGCGTTGGCTGGTCACCCCGCGAGCACCGGCGCAGCGCGGCGCTACTTGGTCGACGCGATCCGGCGACGGGCACCTACCTACCCGAAAGGTTGGCCCCGACATGGCCGAAACGCCCAAGCAGGCAAGCAAGCTGCCCGAAACGATCGGCCGGATTCTGGCACCCGTCGGCGCGGCGATGGCCCCGATTATCGCCGATCGCCTGGCGCAGGAATTGCGCGAGTTCAAGGCCGAAGCGATCGAGGCCCTGATCGAGGCCGTTAAGGAACGGCTGCCCGATCTGAGCGACCTCGACGACGACGTGCTCGCGCTGATCAAGGGCGCAGTGCCCGACCTCGACCAGCTCGACGACCGGCTGCGGGCGGCTATCCGCGACCTGCTCGGCGGGCTTCCGTTTCCGTTCAAGCTCTGAGAGGACACACCCGCATGACTGACCAGGCACCCGCTACCGAGGCCCCCGCTGCAGAGGCCCCTGTGCAGCAGCCCCCTGCTATGGCCCCTGCTGCACGCAACGCCGCACTGCAGGCAATCAGTATGGGAGACAGGGACGCTCACACGCCTACCGTGTACACGCCCCTGAATGGGGCTGAGGCTGCACGTAAGCCAGCACGCAGGCCCGCACGCAAGGCGGTACGGCCTGTTGTGTATGAGCCGTACAGCGAGCACTGAGCCATGAGCGAGGGCCGCAACACTGCGCGGCGTGAACGCTTCCGGCGCTACTGGAAGCGACGCCGTGAGGACTGCGCCGTATGTCACGAGCCGATCGACTACGACGCACCTCACGATCACCCGCTGAGCTTTCAGGTCGACCACATCACGCCGCTTGCTCGCGGCGGCACGGACACGCTCGACAACACACAGCCGACGCACCGCAAGTGCAACCGCAACAAGAGCGACAAGCTGCCCGAGGTGATCAGCGGCGCGGTGGTGTTCGTCACCACGCGGTACTGGCGACCGTGACCGCGGCGGCCCGCTCGCAAGGGGGTGGGGGAGTACCCCGCAAACGTCCCAGCCGCCCCTCGTAGGCAT